CGCCGCCCTGGCATCGACCTCGTCGAGGGGCAGGGCCGCCGCTGAGGTCGGCGCCGCCCTGGCATCGACCTCGTCGAGGGGCAGGGCCGCCGCTGAGGTCGGCACCGCCCTGGCATCGACCTCGTCCCCGTACATGGCAACCAGCCGCCCCCGACCGTGGCAACCTGAGCCGGCCCCCGATCATGGCAACCCCGACCGTGGAAACCCGAGCCGGCCGAGCCGGCCGCCCCGACCGTGGAAACCGGCAATACCAACTGTCCACCACAAGATATAGGCTCCACGACACGACAAGCCACAAGATGTGGGATCGCTTGACCATTGACGCATTCCGAGCCGATACTACCCATGTTCGCGGGCAACGTCGCCGCCCCCGAGTGTGGAAACGATAGGCGACAGTGAGCTACAACCCCTCCGAGGAAACCAGACGATGAACGACCCCTGCACGATCCCGGCTGGAGTGGCCCGCGAACTGGCCCGACGCTTCGCCCGTGGCGCCGATCTTCAGGCGACCCGGCGCCACGTCGTGACGCATCACGGCAAGGCCGAGTGGGCCTGGCTGGCCTCGACCCCTCACGAACGGCATCGCGCCGAGCGGGCGCAGGCCGCGACCTCGCTCCGCGAGGCGCGGGCGCTGTGCGTCGCGAACGGCTACCGGCCGGCGGCGGTGCGGTCGGCCCTGCGGCAGTTCGCGGGCTAGACGGCAGGAAGATACAACCGGCCGGGGGCACGTTGCCCCCGGCCGGCGGAACGATGACCCCGAGTGAGGAAACGAGATCATGGGAAACTGGAACTACACCGCGGCCGAGCGCCGCGAGATCGGCGCCGCCTGGGATGCGGTGGCCTACTTGATGGATGCCTCCGGCCACAGCGAGCCGCACCGGCTTCGCGAGGCGCTGCGGGTCGAGCGGCGGGAGCGGTCGTGCGTCACGGTCGCGAGGGCGCTGATCGTCCGCGGCTTCGCGGATGGGATGGAGAGCGACCCGCCGGCCTCGACGCTCGCCGGCTACTCCGAGGGCATCGCGGCCGGCGTGATGCTGGGCGCCGTCTACCAGCGGCGGGCGCTGCGATTCCGCAGCGACTCCGTCGCCGGGTCGGTCGCGGAGAAGCTGCCGGCGCTCCTGGCCGCCGCGACGGCGGCGCACGACGCCTACATCGCCCGCGGGCTGGAGGCGGCACGGGCTTGATAGTCGCCAGCAGGCGACAACCGGCCGGGGGCGAGTTGCCCCCGGCCGGCGGAACGATGACCCCGAGTGAGGAAACGAGCCATGAGTGCAGTGTGCGACTTCTACATTGAATGCAGCGAGCGGGGCATCTTCCCGCTGGAGCGTGACGTGCCGCGGCCGGCGGGCGTGAAGCTGCGAGCATTCACGTCGGTGACCCGATTCGGTGATCGGATGCGGGTGACCGGCATCGGCCTCGCGGACGCGATCCGCTGGTGGAACGCTCATCACGACCGCCAAGTGCCGGCCCCGGCGGGCCTGCGGGAGTTTCTGGAGGACTTCGCCGGCTGCCTCCGGTGCGACGATTGCGGGCAGGTCGGCCTGGCCCACTATTTCATGCGGACGAGCCACGACGAGACGTTTTGCATGGATTGCGAGTAGGCCGCCCCGGCTCGTTGCCGCGGCGGTTCGATGATGGGATGATTTCACACAACCCCCGGATGGGGGAACGAGAGGAGAGGGACGATGCGACTTTTCGACAATGATGCGACGGCCAGCCTGACCGACCGCGAGCGTGCGCTGCTGGAGATGCTGGGGCGGTGCGAGCATTATCTGGCTGCCCTGGCCGGCTCCCGGTTCATCACCGGCGATGACCCGGCGTCGGCCGACATGCGCCAGCGGGCCGCCGGCCTTCAGCGAGCCGCCTTCAACCTGATCGACAGTGACGACGCCACGCGGCGCGCCATGTACGCCGAAGGCTGATAGCCGACCCGCCCGCAACCCCCGGCCGGCGAAACGCTGACGGGGGCGACGGGCGGGCCGACGTGGCCCCGAGCGTGGAAACCATAACCCTAGAGACGAGGAGAGAGCGACGATGCGACGAATCAGTATTTCGATCTGCCCGACCGCGCTGGAGTTTGCCAGCGGCGATATGTACGACGGCGACAAAGTGCTGGACGCGATTCGCGAGTTCGCGGCCGAGCACTTCCCCGATGGGGCTGCGTTCTCGACGCTCCAGATCGGCCACCGTCAGGGAGATGCCTGGGCGAAGGTCGATGGCTCACTCGAGGACGGGGGGGATTTCATGGAAGCCTTCTGGAGGGGCAGAGCTGCCGACGCGAGCCTGTTCGTCAACCCCTGACCGTGGCAACCAGTGTTCGATAACCCTGCCGCCACGAGCGGCGAAACCGGAGAAAAGTGATGGACGATGCCGCCGCCGCCGCAGAGGAAATGATCCGTCGCCTATGGGCGGCGGCCAGCCTCGCGATCACGAACGAGAGACTGACCCGGCAGGATCGGTTCGGCTACGAGGCCGATATGCGATTGCTGCCGCTGCATCGGAAGCTCGTCGGCCTGGGCTGGATCGTGGAAACCTCGACGCACGGCAGCGTCTACTACGCGAGGGGCGGCGAGCGGCTGCGGTTGTCGAATCACGAGGTGCCGTTGACGGCCGAGCGGCAGGATGCCGCCGACAACGGCAGATGGTCGTGGCACTCGAATGGCTGGCAGATCATCACCGAGCGGCAGACGGTCGAGCAGTGCCTGGCAGAGATCGATGAGATGGAGGAAGCGATTGCCGATTCGGCGGCGTAGCCGGATCGTGGAAACGAGAACCCTGCCGCACCGTGCGGCGAAACGAGGAGAGATGCGATGATCTACTGGATTCTCACCGATATCGGCGGCAAACACGCCCGCCGGCACGATGGCAACTGGGAGCCGCTCGACCGGCGGCGGCCGACAAGCGACGAGGTGGAGCGGTTCCACCGGGCCGCCGATGCCGCGGCGAAAGCAAAGAAGCTCAAGGCCAAGGACTGCCACTGCAAGCCGCTGCGGCAGGAGGGCATCGTCTACTACTGGCGGCTCCCGGCGGCGTTGGAGACGGTCGGCAACACGGCTGCCGGCAAGGCGGTCATGCGATGGGCGGCCGGGAGCGAAACCGACCTGGCCGAGGTCATCGAGTTTCGGTCGGCACGGCAGGCGGCGTCCTGGAAGAAGCGGGCGCTGGCCGAGGGCTGCGAGGTGATCGAGTGCCGGGGGAGGGCGAGGAAATGATCCACGAGATTGAATCCCTGGCCTCCGGCGAGTGCCGGTGGATCGGCCGGCAAGACGTTCACGTCTACTGCCGCGCCCCGCTCCACTGCGAGCCGAGCTACTGCGTGGTCTGCCCCGAGGCGGGCCTCAAGTACGGCGCCTGGGTCGATGCCTCCCGTGCGGCGAAACTGGTCGAGGAGATTCTCAAGGTTGGCTAGGCGACTAGCCGAGACAAGTGTAGGCTACCGAACCGCACAATCCCGTGCGTAGAAACCCAAGGAGGACGATGCGATGCTTGATAGGAAGAGTCTGCGAGAGGGTGACGAGGTGTGGGTCGTGAACACCGGGTACTACTCCGGCGACGCCTATGCTCACGTCACTGGCGGGACGGTGATCGCGACCGGCGAGGACGGCAGTTTCGTCTACCGCACCTTGAATGGGCGGGTGGAGAATGTGCAGGCATGGCTCCACGGCACCGTCGTGGCGACCGAGGCCGAGGCGTGGATGACGGCGGCCCGCGACCTGGCGAGCCTCGCGGCCCGCGTGGCCGACAAGGCCGCGGAGTGCCGCGCGAAGGCGTCCGTCGAGGTGGTCGCATGATCCGCGACGTTGTCCGCGCCGTGCTCGTGCTGGTCGTGCTGGCCGTGGGCTGCGAAATACTCGCAGTCCACGGTCGGCGGGAGGCGGCTCCCCCTGCGTGGCAACCCATCCAGCAGCCCCCTGCGTGGCAACCCATGCAGGCTCCGGTGTGGGCGACTGCGCCCACGCCGGAGCCTGGCCCGATTCGCCGTGTGGCCCGCGAGCTTGTAGACTTGACGGAAGCCGCCATAGGGGTAATCCGATGAAAATCGACACCGACAAGATGCTGACGATCAAGCAGGCCGCCGAGGCGATCGGCGCGCCGAATAAGAGGCCCGTCTATAGGGCGCTGAAGCGAGCCGCCGAGGCCGGGAAGGTGCTCTCGGTCGCAATCTTCGGAAAGACCCTGGTGCCGCAGGCCAACATCAAGGCGTTGCAGGAGTACTACTACCCCCACTACTCCGAGCAGCATCAGCGGATGGTCAAGAAGTGGGGCGCCGCCGGGGGCGCCGCCAGCGGCGTCACGAAGAGGGCTAGGAAGTCTCGTGCGCCGTCTTAGCCGAGTGGCACGACCGGCAGAGCACCTGAAGGCCACTCAGCGGCGTGGCCTCCGCGGACTGATCGACAGGCTTCCTTTCTCGGTGATCGACGTGGCAGTCGCCTGGGCGGTGCAGAACCAGCCCGCAAGCCTGGCAGGTCGCCGCGTCGCGGGCGATCACGGCCTGCCTGACCCTCTGCCATGCAGCCGACCCGTACCCCCGTGCGTGGGAACTAGGGCGCCGGTCAGGAGGCCGGGGGACGCGGCGGAATGTTGGCTGCCTCCACGGCATTGTTGTGCCACCCCTCCATGAGAACGCGATGCGACCGCTTGTCGAACCACCACTCGATCACCAACCGCGTGATCAGGTTGACGAGCACCCCGATCAGGATCATCGCCATCACGCTGCCGTACTGCTTGCGGACGCGAACCCGCAGGCGGGCGCGGAGCACCTCCTCGATGCGGTCGGGTTGGCAGTCGGTCGGAAAGTCCTCGACGGCCCACTCCACGATGCGGTCGCGAAACGGGGCGTGGAGCGAGAGCCTTGAGCCGCCCCTACGGGCGACGAACTCTTTGAGCGGCCGGTAGGTCGCGTCGGTGAACCTTACTTCCCAACCCATGAAGCGCTCTTGGGGTTGCATTGCGGGCAGGGAACCTTGATCGTGCCGTCGCCGACCCAACCGCCGCCTGGCGGAACTTTGGTGCCGCAGTTGGAGCAGGTGCCGGTGGGGGCCGGCGCCGGGCTGCTTCGCGATAGCATCGCGTAGCTGCCCGACACTGCAATCAGCGGCTGAAGCTCAGTCGGCGTGGCCGGCACCCGCACGCACCCGATCGGAAGCGCCATCGCGAGCATGACCGACACCGCACCGAGCGAATCAAGGATCGCGTATTTCATTTAGACATTCCCCGTGGCGCCGAACGTCGTGTGCTTGCGCCGCGGCCATCCCGCGACGCTCGAGAGAGCGATGCACTGACACTTGTCGATGGTCGATGCCAGCGCCCAGTAGGAGCCGGGCGGGATGTCGATGGCCGTGCCGATGATGCGGCGGCTTCCTGAGTTCCACGATCCCCAAGAGTTCGTCCATAAGACGAGCGGTTGGCCGTATTTCTTGATCGTGATCTCGCGGTCGTCGAATCCGCTAAACATTTGAGCGTGATGCCAAATGCCGACCTGCCGACTGACGCCGTCCTCGTTGCGGGTTCGCTCGAACGCCAACGACGAGCAGTTGAAAAGGCAGTACCCGGCCGCGAGGAAGTCGCGCACCTGATCGCGGGTGTTCGCGAACGTGGCCGTGCGGGCGACGTACTTGCTGCTCTCCTCGAGCCACTTGTCCGACGGCGGCCGAGCACCGCCCAGGCGGATCGTCTCGTTCGTGTACTTCGTGAGGTCGATGCCAAGTTCGGGGTAGGGCTTGCGAACCAGCACACCCTTCTCGGTCACAGCCTTGGCCGCCGCCGAGCAGAACCAGCCGTCCGACGCCTTTCCTCGCCACGCAAAGATGCTCTCGCGCGCCACCACGCCCTGCCGCACGCCAAGCTCTGGAATGTCGGGCGGCCCCTCGACGACGCCCGTCACCTCGTCGGGCCGGGCATCAACGATTTCCTGGGCCAGGCTGCCGAGGTAGGCATTCGCAGCCGCCGCTGAGACGCAGTCCCCCCAGAGTTGAGCCGGGCCTGGCAGGGCGCCGGGAAAGACCGTGTCGATGGCTGGGAAGATGAGCGAGAGTTTCCCGGCCCCGGCCCCGGCAAACTCCCACTGGTGCGCCACGCTGCCGCCGTCGGGGTCGCCGCCGTGGCGGATGATCGAATCGGCGAACTCCTCGTCGGCGCGAGGGTTGGCCGAGCAGCCGATGAACCCGCTCGAGTATGCCTGGAGCGGGTCGAAGTCAGCCATCGTTGCCCACCTTCAAGACGTAGGCGAGCACCGAGCAGGCTGCGGTGAGCTTCGTGCGGTCGTCGGCCGACAAGGCCCGCTGGTCGGCCCCGAGGGCGTTGACGAACGTCTGATCGATGGCCTCGCCCAGGCCGGGATACCTGCCCACGGCTTCCTTGTCGATCGCCGCCTGGAGGCTGCCGACGTGAAACGTCACGAAGTCGCCCGTGGTCTTCACGATCGGCGCCGTCCTCTTCGAGTCCCGAATCAGCACGAACGAGAGCGCGTCGTAGAAGTTCGACAGGTACTCGCGATCCTTGGCTAGCATCTTGGGCAGGGTCGCCCGCATCGGCTCGGCCCACGCGAGGATCACGCCGTCTGGCTTCGGGATCACGGTGGACGTGCCGCCGCCGGCTGGGGGCCACTCGATCTTCAAGGCCGACCCTTTCCATGCAAACACGAGCAGGACGACGGCCACGACAACTCTCCACTTCATGCTCATAGGTCGCTCCCGTCCACCAGGGCCAGGGTCAACACGTCGATGGCCTTCTTCTGGTCATCGCCCAGCGTCTTCGTGGCTGCCAATCGGCTGCGCACGTCGGCCAGCCGCAGGATGGCCTGCTCGTAAGTCGGAGTCCGCGACCGGCCGGGGGCGAACAGCGAGAGGATGCCGGGGAGGGCCGGCAGAAGCAGTAGAGCGACGCCGCACAGCGCGGCGAGAAACTGGAGCACTGTCATCACGCCGCGCCCCCGATCTTGCCCACGACCCAGTCGAACATGGCCTGCCCTTCCTTGGTCTTGAGGACGGCCTCGACGTGGGCGAGAGCCTGATCGTCGATATCGGTCGTGCTCTTGCCGGCGGCCCACTGGAGGGCCGACACGACGGCCAGCGCCTGGTCGTGCGGTTCCTTCGCCAGGGCGATCATCTGGAGGCGGTTCAGCAGCGGCGCCCACTCGGCGAGCAGCTTCAACTTCGAGATCAAATCCAGCCCGGCCCCGAACTCCTGCTCGTCAAACGCGGCGGTCATCCTTTGACTCCTTATTCCGGTTCAGAAACGCGACATACTGCGGCGAGAGCGTCCTGCTCTGGCCCGTGAGTTTGCCCCAGTGACTCGGCGGCGGCTCCTGCACCCGGCTCATCAACGGCGGCGAATCGTCGCCAGCGCGACGGTTGGAAAACTCCTGCTCGTCGATGTGTCCGTCACGAATCGCCATCGCCGTGTACCGCTTGCTGCATCAAGTCAAACGCATCGTGAAATGCGGCCTCGGCCAACTCCTTGGCCTCCGTCTTGCTGATCGGCCGCTCGAACCTCCACACCTCATCCTCGACGATTGTCTCGCCACGCTTAATGACGAGTTTCGCCTCCCTGGACGCGACGATCAGGCGCACTTCGGCTAGCATGATTCTCGCGTCCTGCCGACTAACCAAGTCTACCACGCCACGACATACGGCGGGCCTCTAACTCGGCAGTCGTCCAGCCGGCCCTGATCTCGGCCGCCGCCAGCCTGATCTGCTCCGGCGACGGCATATACACGTCGAACTCAGGCCGCTCGCCCAGGCCCAGCGACGTAGCGAACTCGAGCAGGGCCGCCTCGCCCATGCCCATCTCGTCGCATATCTCGTCCAGCGTCAGTTCGCCCTTCCAAAGGTGGCGAAGCCGGCGCTTCTCGTTGGCACGCGCCCTATTGGCTTCGATCTCCTCTGGGCGCTTCCTAGCCGTCATTCCAGACCGCGATGTAGCGGCAGCCGGGGTTCAGGTACATCTGATAGCCGGCCTCCCGCATTCGCCGGTGGTGCGGGACGTGCTCGCAGTCCTCGCCGGAGTAGCCGCCGGAGAGAAACGCCTTGGTCTGGTAGACGGCCAGGCCGCCGAAGGCCGAGTTCATCGCGACCGGCGGCGAGCCGACGGGTGGCAGGAACTGCCAGAACCAGATCATCCCGATCTCGTCGCGTCGGTCGCGCCACCAGTTTGGCCGCGCCGCCCACGCATCGTAATGAGCCACGCCGTTTGGGTAACGGGCCAGCGAGTAGCTCGCCATGCCGCCTGGCTGGAGCGGGCAGCCGCCGGCCATCATGCTGCCCAGCCAGCCGATGCTGTTGAACACTCCGTCTGGCGAGAACCCGCCGGCCGGGTCGGTGTCGAAGACGATCGTCCACGTCGTGTCGGCGGCATTCGCACGCACCCACTCAAGGCACTTGTTTCGGCAGTAGGCCAGCCGCTCCGTCCGCTCCGGCTCAAACCCCCTCGAGTCGATGCCTCCCAGCGTCCCATGCTCGACGGTCACGCCCGGCTCGATCTCAGCGTACTTGTCAAGCACCGCCGCCGTCGCGTCATCGCTGTCGTTCTCCCAGAAGTACATGCGCGAATCCCTGAACACACGCCTCACCATCGTGATCAGCGGCAGCGTGTTCGCCAGCGCCGGGAGAGCGTTCCGCGAGATCGCGACGATGGCCGCGCTCGTGTCCTTCGCCATCTCGATGCCGGCGAGCGTCTTTGCCTCGTAGTCAGCCTCGTACTCGGCATCGACGGGCCACACGGCCTCCGGCCGCAGCAACTCATTCTGCTCGCTCACAGAGCCTCCTGACCTCGCCGACGCGGTCGTCGTACTGGGTGACGTGGTGGAAGTTTGGGTAGTCCGTCCGGTTCTCGTCCCGCGGGTGGTGGTTCCATTTGGCGTGCAGCGCGGTTGAGTGCTCGCGGAGCACCGTCGGCCCGAGGTCTTCCGACCGCGGGCCGCGATGCACCGCGTACCCCAGCCGTCGCAGCATCGCCCCCTGCTCCCACCACGGGTGGTCGCGGAACTCCTCGAGGTCGTCGCGCCACATTGCCAGGAGCGTGTCGCGGATCGGCTTTCGCACCAGCCACACGCCGCAGTTCGGCACCTGCCCGCACTCGGTCTGGTGGATGACCATGCCCTGCCACGCATCCGCCGGCAGTTCGTCGAAGATGCTCTCCTGCGACCGTGACACGACCACGTCGCAGTCCAGCCAGAGCACCTCGTCGTATTCTTGGAGGGCGACGGCAAGCGTCGGCACTTTCAGCCATGACGGCGGCGCGGCCGTGCTCGCCAGGTTGATGCAGTCCAAGTCGCAGCCGTGACGCTGGGCGTAGCGGAACATCGGGTCAAGCGTCAGCGCGGCCATCGCCCCGTGGGCCAGGCCGCACCAGCCGGTGACGATCAGTCGCCTCATCGCTTCCCCACGAAGAGCAGGCGGCCACGCTCATCCGGCGTGGTGGAGTGTTCGGTGAACCGGGCGATCACCAATTCGGCGCTGGCCGGCGACAACTGCTCGAAGTCGTGGATCGCCACGACCCGCCCGATCTCGGCGCATCGCAGGTACTCACCCACGACGAGGTCGCCGTGGACGGCGTCGTGGAACACGAGGTCGAACGCGGGGGCCGTCTGGAGGTACGCGCCGGCCGCGCCGGCCACCGGCGTGATGTTCCCGATGCCCAGCGACTCCCAGTAGGCCGTGCGGCTCCACTGCGGAACGGTGTCGCAGAGATCGACGCTGACAATCGTCGCCTTCGGCGCCGCCAAGGCCATCGCCGCCGTCGAGATGCCGGCGTGGCTGCCCAACTCGAGGACGGTGTCGGCTTCGCCTGCGAGCTGCGCTAGCAGGCGAATGTGACACCGGCTCGTCGTCATCTGGTGGGAATCATCGACGCCGTCAACAAACTCTTGCCAACTCATTGGTCTATGGCCTCCAGAAACTCTCGTGCATCGCCCACACTGCGAACGACAGTGGCCGGGCATCCGACTTGGATCAACTCCCGAATCCGGTGCTGCTGAATCCGCGTCGGGTCTTCGCCCGGCCGCTTCACTTCCATCCACGCCGCCCGGCCCTTCTTGATGACCAGCACGTCGGGCAGCCCCTTCACGCTGTAGGCGTTGCCATGATTCTTCATGGCCCACCAGCCGAGGCGGCGGGCCTCGTCCAGCACCTTCGCGACGATGGTTCGCTCGAGTGGCACGCCTCAGATTGTCCCAACCTGCCGACTAGAGTCTAGGTGGACTCTGAGTAGGCGAACGAGCGGCGGTCGAAGTTGTAGTTCCGCAGCCGGAACGCCGTCGGCCTGCCGACCCGCCGACGCTCCTCTTCCTCCGGCGACCACGTTGAGCGGATGGCCGCGGCTCGCTCCGCGATCTCCTCGGGCGTCGGCGGCTCGACCTCGGCGAACTCGTCTTCCGGCTTCGCCTTGGGCCGCGGCGGCAGTTTCAGTCGGGCCTTGACCACATAGAACGAGCCGCATCGTATGCCCAGCGTCTGGCAAATCTCACGCTCAGGCATCCCAGAAGCCCAGAGCCGGAACAGCGCCGGCACGTCGATCTCACCCAGTCGTTTACCACGCATCACTCGGCCTCCCTGCCCCAGAGTTCGATGATCGTCAGACTCAATCGCTCGACCTTCTTTTGCAGGCTGCGAGCTTCAGTCTCGGCTTTCCATCGCAGTGCCCGCTCGTTGGCAAGCGCGAGGCAGTTTTCGTTGGCACGAACCGTTTCTCGCCGCAGGCGAGCCAGCGCCCGCTCCAGTCCGCGCTGGGCGCCGCGGCAGCCCTCGCGGGCGCGGTGCCAGAGCAACTCGTACTCGTCGGCCGCCGCCCAGGCTTCGTCCAGTTCACTCTGACTCACCGATGTATTCCTCAACCCATTTGGATAGTTCGGAGGAGTAGACTAGCACACTCTCGCGCAGCATATGAATAGCAAAGGCCAGCCCGTCGGCGCCGGTCTGCTTGGCAAGTGTTGCCTGCAACTCCGCGCCGTCGGCGACCTTTCGCAGGGCCGCCTGCATCTCCAGCATCCTGCCGAGTGCATCATACTTTTCATCGTTGGTCACGCATCAATCCTTGATGAGAGCACGCTGGACAACTCAGCGGCGCGCGCTACCGCGTTGCCGTTAAAACAGCGACGGCACGACTCGCAGACGCCTGAAATATCAGCGGCAGAGTTCAACGGGCAGTCGTCTGCGTTCAACTCATCGCCCCTCGGGTCGTAGCAGTCGCGGAACACAACGGGGGCTACCGGGTGCTCAGGAACCTCGTCAGGCGCGCACTGGTACGACCAAAACCACTGGAGTTTCTTCAGCGGGCGCATCGCGGCGGCCCGCGTCCACGATGACTTGTCAAGACTGAAGTGAACGTAGACGTTCGGCCGCGGCGAAATGTTGATCGCGTACTGCGGCAGTCGCGTCACAACCCACTGCGGAATGTCAGGCATCATTGCTGCCGCCGCATTCAGGCACTCTACGGCTTCTGGAAACAAGTCGCCGCCGCCGTTCCACCGGACAAACGAGAGTTTCAACCTGCCGGCCCACTCGGCGATTCTGGCAGCCGTCTGCGAATGGTCAGCGATCGTTGAGTTTCTGAGGCGGTGCTGCTTTTTCAGGGCCGCCGACCACGTCGAAGGGCCGCGACCGAAGTAGCACGTCTCGATGCAGACCTTCGTCGGCGCACACGTCGGTGCGATCGGGTAGTTGAGGCTGTGACCAGTAACCTTGTTAGTCGAGAACGGGTTTTCGCCATCCGCCAAAAGGTCGCCGGCGTCGAGGGCATAAGTCTTCGCCTTGAGCTTCGCGTAGTTCATGCACGCCTCCAGCCGCCAGCCACGTCCCGCTCGAAGAGCACCGGCCAAAAGCCGGCTCGCCGGGCCACGAGCAGCATGTGCGGGTGGAAGACGGCGACGGTGCCGCCCTCGTCGCGCAGGACGGCCGAGAACAGACCAGCCGCGGCGAACACCGCGATCCCCTGGAGGCGTCGCTCCGGTCGAACGAACGCCTCCAGGGTGTCATACGACTGCCATCGCTCCGTCCTGGCCCAGCCCACAACCTGATCGTCGTGGAAGACGACGGCGATGTGGCCGTCGGTCTTCGTGTCGATCGCCTTGTGGAAGTCGCTGCCAGGCTTCGTCAGTTCGTCGCGGATTGTGCGTCGAATCGGCGCGTCTTCGACAACTTCGTCCAGCGGCATGACGGAGCAGACGATCATTTGGCGTCCCCAGGAGAAACCCGCCCGGCCGTGGCGTCGATTGGCGCGACGGCGTACTTCTGTACGCAGTTCGCGAACCGCGAACGGGCCGGCGCCGGCGCGTCCCGCGGCTCGTTTTTCAGCCGCTCGAGCATCTCGGGCGACTCCGGCAGAGACAGGAATCCGACGTGCAGGATTGCCGTAACGACGGAGTCGTCGTGGCACTGCCGCCCAGGCTTGAAATACCCAGCGTCGAGAAGGCGATTCTTGACCCAGCAGACGGGGCCGGTGGCCGTCTCCCACCTCCGACTGTGCTCGCTTGCGTCAATCGCAAAGCTAGCCGCCAGCGCCGGGGGGACGAACACTCCAAACCACTCGGCGGCGAACTCTGCGAAGCCAAGAGGCGTGGATATTTGGTCGTGGGGGTTCATCGGTCGAACCTCACATACAGCGGGCCGTTCTCGCCCACATACGCTCCGAGCGTGTTGGACGACAGAAACTCATCTGCCTCCTCCGGCGTCATGCCGTCACGCTCAACCAGAACCTCAATGCACTTGTCGATGTCGTAGACCGCGACCTGCGGGTGGTGGTGGTTCACCGTGTAGCCCACCAGCGCGGCCTCGAGGCCGTCGGCCAGCAGGGCGTCTGGGTTGGCTTCGGCCAGGTCGTCGAGGGTGCTCACGATGCGGCCCCCACTCGTTCCTCCGCAATCGCGGCGTACTCTGGATTCAGTTCGCACCCGATGCCGCTTCGGCCCAGGCGGGCGGCGACCGCCAGCGTCGTGCCGGAGCCGGCGAATGGGTCGAGGATCGTGTCGCCTGCATTGCTCGAGACGCGGATGATCCGCTCGACCAGTTCCTCCGGCAGTTGAGTCGGCACACCCTTCACCCGCTCACGGAATGTGCCGCAGACCCGGTTGATCTGCCACACGTCGCCCATGATCTTGCCGGCCGGGTTGGCCCGCTTATCGGCGTACTTCTCCTGCCGGGCCGACGGCACGGTCACGACCTCGGCGTTGAACGTGAAGTGCTTCGGGTCTTTGACGGCGTAGTAGATCGGCCGCGAGCACCGCCCGAACTTCCGCTGGCAGTAGACGCCGAACGTCTCGTGCCAGGTGATGCGGTTGCGGATCGTCAGGCCAGCCATCTGCATCTTCACGTCGATCCACGAGCCGTATTCCTGCCCGCTGATGATCCACATGGAGCCGTGCGGCTTGAGCGCCCTGTAGCACCAGCCGATCCAGCGTGCGCACCACTCGACGTAGTCGTCGATCAGGTCGGCCTTTGGCCCCCGGCCGTAGTCGATGCCGATGTTGTATGGCGGGTCAGTAACGACCAGATCGACGCTTTCTCGCTCGAGCGTCTTCAGCGATTCGATGCAGTCGCCGGTGATGATGCGGGTGCTCACGTCCTCGCCTCCCACCGATACACAGCCCGGTCGGGCGTCACCTGCGCGAGCAGGATGTCGGCCACGCTCGCGCTCGAGAGCCGGAAGCCCTGGAGCGAGTAGGAGCCGGCGGGCAGGCGGATCGTCCCCAGCGCGTCGGTCGCCGGCTCGATGGCCCCAATGCCGCCGTCGAACGGCCCGCCGATGTACTCGGGCGTGACGAACGGCTTCTCGGGGTAGGGGTGCAGAATGCCAGTCATTCGTCCCCCCAGAACGTCGTCGAGCCGAGGCACGACGCGAACGTCGCGGCGCCGACGATGGCGAGAAAAACGGCGATGTTGAGCCAAGTGTGCAGCAGCATCAGTCGAACTCCACCACGATTGCGACCTCGCTGCCGTCGCGGTTGATCTCCACCGACGTGGCAGACATATCCGCCAGGAGCGCCCACAGGTCTTCGTCGCTCATCGGGGCCATGCCCTCGACGAACCGGACGGCGACCTCGTGCGGCGATTCGCCGACAAGGATCGAAATGTCCGCGTCCGATGACCGGCATCGCGACCGGAGGAACTCTTTGAGTTCGTAGATGCCGCCCTCGGCGGCGTGGACGGCGTCCAGCAGGAAGCTCACTTGGTCGCCTCCCGCGGCTTCTGGAGCAGTTCCTCGCGGGCGATCAGCACCTCGGGCGGCGCCTTGATGGCGAGCCGCACCTGGCCGTCGAACACCTTCGTGACCATGACCTCGATGTCGCGGCCGATCTGAACCTTCTGCCCGCGGCGGCGGGTGATGACCAGCATGGCTGACTCCTTTCAGCGTTGTGTTTGGTGGTAGCCTATCCAGCCGCCTGGATTGAAGCAAGGTAGGTTTCGCAGGCTTTCTTGACCGCCGGCCGGGGGTGTTCCTTGGCCGCCCAGGTCAGGTAGGCCATGCCCCGGCTCGAGCGGGACACGACGCCCAGCGTCTGCCCGTCGAAGCGACCGCCGCGCAGCATGAAGTCGGCCCCCTCGGCCGGCGGCGCCAGGTGGCCCTTCACGACCGGCACCCACTGGCCTGTGCCGCAGAAGCAGCACTCTAGCCGCCACTGCCCCCGATCCTCGTCGAGGATGTCGTGGCACTCGGCCCGACAGTTCTGGTCAAGGCAGGCCACAGTGCCATCCAGGCGACCGAGGGGCGGGTTGGCCTCCGCTGGCAACGCCAGCGGAGGAGTGTCATGGGCCTCTGACTGGGCTCCGGCCGACTCAGTCTTAGCCTTCCGGCCCCGTTTCTTGGTCGGTTCTTGTGGGGACGTGTCGAATAAAAGGCTCACAGTGGCAACTCCATCGAATAGGGTTCATCGGACTCGCAGACAATCAGCCGCTCCTTGGCCCTCGTGACGCCGACGTATTCGATCCGGCACTCCTCGTCATGGACACGGGGGTCAAGCTCCCGCTCGCGCTCCACCCTGGCGGCCGTCTCGGTGGAGAGGATCACGTCCTGGGCCTCCATTCCCTTGGCCCCGTGGATGGTCGATAGCCGCACGTTTGGCTTCGTCGCGATCTCAGGGCCGTGCCGTTTCGCGGCGGCGTACCACTTGCCGCCCCCGTCCAGCAACCCTGACCATCGACCCTCTTTGATCATCTCCATCAGTTCCGGCGTGACGCCGCCCAGCGTCGTCATCTCGTCGGCCGACAGGAAGTCGATATCCTCCCGCCGGCCCTTCGTCCAAGCAGCCTTCTCGCCGTGGCGAAGCAGGACGGCCGCGTCGATGGTCTTTGTGGGCGTCAAATCGATGGCCGCCGTCCAGGCAGCCCCAGAGATGCCCTGGCCGTGCTGGAGCCTCCAGTAGGCGTTGTAGGCCATCATGGCCTTGGTGTCCGATTTCTCGTTGATGTAGGCGTGCGGCACCTTCCGCGACTCAAGCATCGTGGCGAACTTTGCCAGTGAGTATTTGCACCTCGCCAGCACCAGCGTCGTTCGGCTGCCGTCCACTTGGCTGATCGCCCGCTCGATCGACGGCTCGTTGATCACCCTGCCTTCGTGGGCGGCCGGTGCGATCCCGCGCTCAAAGTAACCCTTTCTCATCCGCCGCAGGCATCGCTCGCCAAGCTCCATGACGGCGGCGGGACACCGCCAAGACTGCGGCATCGTCCGCTCCTTGTCGGCCTCCCACGACATAAAGTTGCGGTAGTCGGCACCGCCAAAGCCGAAGACCGACTGGAAAGGGTCTGCGGCCAGGTACGCCCACTTCACGCCGGGGGCGTAGGCCAGCCGGCGGCAGACGGCGTCCAGCAGCTTCGACGCATCCTGCGCCTCGTCGAAAATCCACGCCTGCACGCCCTCGGGCGTCGGCCCCTCCGGCTCGGTCATTTCTGGCCCGTCCAGCGTGAAGCGTATCCCAGCGTACCGGCCGAGGATGTCCACGAAGTCGGACTTGCCGTCCAGCCGCTTGGAGTCCTCGTATTTCCTCACGAAATACTTCACGGTGCCGTAGGCCGGCACCTCAATGCCCGCCATCGACTTCTCGCGGTGGACGGCCTCCAGCGGCTCGACGCGGTTCCTGGCGATGTCCCAGAGCGTCAGCGCCGCAGCGGCCTCGTCGTCCCCCACGCAGACCTTGTAGCCACTGTCCTCGACCTTCCGCCACGAGACGTTCACCCGGAGACGGTCGGCGATCCACTTAGACGCCTTGTCATCGGACGCCAAAAGCTCGTCCCCTTTGATCTGGAGCATCTTGTGGCAAGTCGAATGGGCCGTCCTGAACCACCCAGTGCCTTCCAGAAGGCTCGGATGGCAGTCGAACGCCTCAGATGCCCTGTTGACCATCTCCTCCCTGGCGGCCTTCGTGAGGCTCGCAAAACCGATGGCCTGCGGGTCACGGCCGACCTCTGGCAGGACCGACTTCATGATGTTGAGCAGTTCGGTGGTTTTCCCCGTGCCTGCCCCTCCGATGAGCCTGGCTACCTTCATTGGACCGCGTTTCCTTTCTTGGGGGTTTGTGGCCCGGTTTTCGGTCCACCCTAAGTCCTTGTTTTTCAACCACTTGCATCGCGTTGGACCGCAAACCCGCGTTCCCGCGCTCGTAATTGATTTCCGAATTTCAATTCCCCCCCTATGTAATAAGGGCGGGTTGGCTTTCGGGATGGGCGATGGTTTCAAGATGGGTAATATGCGCCTGCGTCCAGACGACATAGCGGCGTCGGACGCCGACTTCCGTCCTGACCCGCTCGATGCGGAACTCTTTCTCGCCGGAGGCGGCCAGCATCCGCCGCTTGAGGGCCACCATCTCGCCCTCCAAGAGCCGCACCTTCCGGGTCTTCTGGATGTCCTCGAAGACCCGGTTCCATGAGAAGTAGAGTTCGTACTGCCCCTCGGCGTTTCGCACCCACGATGCCCTGCCTGACGGGTGCGGTGCCGAATCGTCCGACCCGGCCTCCGGCGTGGCCGTGCTGGAGAGGGCGTCTAGAAGCCAGCCCGCGACCTGAGCAAACCGCTGTTGCTCGGCCGGGGGCCATTCCTCCGTCTTCTCGTCCATGAGCTTGACCTTCAGCCCTCGCACCCGAGTGAACTGCTTTTCCCCCTCCTTCTTGAACGAGTAGCCGTTCCAGATTTTGGCCCACTCCTTGGGATTGGGGTCGGTCACGTCGGTCGTGCCGGTGGCCTCCAGAATCTTCCTGGCGACGGAGATAGGACTTGACCAGTCAGCGCTCGACAGGCTGACTTGGACGCAGTCGCTCTTGCCGTCGCTGTTGGCGACCACGGGGACGTGTAGCCGAAACTCCTTGGGGTCTGAGTGAACGACGGTCAGTTTCCACATCCCCGGAAACCACTCGGACCCGCGAAGCTCCAAACCGCTGGCGGCGTGGGCGTTCTGCTTCTTCGCCTTCTCGACCTTCTCGTCAGCGTCGGCATCGGTGCTCGCGATCTTTGTGGCCCCGGCGGCGCGGGCCTTCATGCCCCACCGAAGCTGGCCCATCCAGATGCTCTTCAGTTCGTTTTCCTCAAGCGGCGGGCTGCACTGCATCTTGTTCAAGGCCCGCATGACCATCAAGACGTTCTGCTGCTCGGCGGGGTCGTGTGGGTCGCGCATTCGCATGACCTCCGACGAAATCCACGACACCATCGACGTGTGGCGTTCGCCCGTGCCGACGATCCGCTCGTAGATGGTGTTCTTCGTGATCGCCCCTTCCTCACCCACATCGCCCTGGCAGGCCGCGATCACGGCCAAGACGAGTGCCTCGGGCATTGGCAGGGCTTCGACCTCGTCGGGGGAGCGGCCTTTGTCCCAGGTGTAGATGACGCCGCTGTGATGCCGGCTGGGCGGGATGATCGACTGGGTCTGCTTGCCACCGCCGCCGAATCGCACCTCCAGGCCGCCGATCTTTTTGACGCCCTTGGGGATGGCGATCAGCCGCTCGTCCAACAGCCAGAGCCGGTGGCCGCCGCGGTTCGACGAATAGCCCAGAGTCCTGGCATCGACGAGGCCGAACTTCTTGGCGGTCGCCAAGGATTTCTCGTCATCCCACTCCGTATCGACGATGCCGCTCGCCGCCCCCAGCGGAAGGCCGATGTTCCACGCCTCGCCGTTCTCAAACCACGCCGCGATCGTCTCCTCGTCCTTAGTGGCGTGCGGCAGCCAGTCATGCTCGACGGGGTGCTTCCCCGGCGTGGCACAGCCGTGGCCGAGGTGGCACATGCACCGACCATCGACCATGCCGTAGTTCCGAACCATCGGCCAATCCAGTTCCGCCGCGTAGCGGGCGGCGGCCTTGAAGATGTCGCTCATGTTGTCCTCCGTGCTTGCCACTGAACCTTGTTTCCAGCTTCCTTCCACAAGCCCATCGACCGCGAGTTCGCAAGCGATCCGCAGTTGCCGTCGTGCGGCACGAAAAACCGCAGGTCATAGTCGCCGCCGCCATCACCGTGGCCGATCATAAAGCGAGCAACGCTAGGATCGACGCCAAACCTGCCAGCACCGCAGACCCCAAGAGAAACCTCCTCGTCCTTCTCGTGGTCATAAACGGAGCCGTACCCAACCTTGTATGCGAAGTGCCCCTCAAACTCTTCATCGCGAGAGTACGGCTTCACCTCGACGTAGAGGTCGTGGTATCCGTTGCATTCAGAGTGGCTGCACGGGAACTTCAGGTAGAAGTCAGGCGTCCAGCCGTCGAAGTCGATCGGCTCGTATCGCCACTCCCACCCAAGCAGGTCGAAGAACGCTGCCCACCTGGCCTAAAGCCGAGATCGGAACATCACGCCCGCATACTTCGTCGGGTGCGCCTTAATGGTGTACTGCACCGAAACCTCCATGCTTCGTTGTGTAAGAAACCCTCCCCGGCCCCGCTGCTCGCGGGGGCCGGGGAGGTCTAGTTCCGCCAGCCGGCATGGTGGGAAAGAGGCACCAGAGGCTCGGCCGACTTGCCGCGTTACTCGCCACCACGGCCTGGGCGACCGGCCCGCGAAGGTGCGGGTTTCGCGCCGCCGGCCCGGCGGCTGGATCACTCGTCGTCCTGGCCGTCCTCGTCGAGCCGCTCGGCCGCCGCGGCACCCGCCGGGATCGCCGAGAACATCGCCGTCAGCGGCTCGGTGTAGAGCCGGCGGGCGATCTCACCCTGCTCCTCGGTGAGCATCCCCACGAGCCGCGGGACGATCATCGAGTACGGCTGGCCGGAACCACCCTTGGCCTTCTCGAGCTTCAGCCCGATCACGGCCTCGTGGAACAGGCACGGCAGCCGCATCCGAAACGGCCCCCACGACGCCAGCGAGCCGGGGCCGACCGTCACGAGCACCGGCCACACATCGCCCTCGCGGAGGATCGCCAGGATGCGGCTCTCCTTGACCCGCTTCCCAGCCCCGCGGCCGGCACCGTAGCCGAACTCGGGCGACGCTGAGAGCGCCGTCCAGTCATAGCGACGGTCGCCGATCCGATACTTCTCGAGCGCCTTCGGGTCGATGCTGCCAAGGTCATCGCTGACCCGGTAGCCGACCAGCAGGTCGTTGCTGATCACCACCGGCCGCTGCTCGGTGGGGTCTTCGCTCGGCCACAAAGTGCCGCGCTTGGCCTCCCCGACCAGCAGGCCAACGATCTCATCGGCCGTCTCCTGATTCCCGTTCACGTCGAGCGTCCACTTCGTGGCGCCGCCCAGCGGGGTCTTCACCCGCACGAGGTCAGTCTCCCGCATCGCCCCGTCGCCCACGTTCTGGGCGATGATCTTCGCCAGACGCGAGTTGGGCGCGAACGCGGGGTAGTCGATCGTCCTCACAGTCGCAATCGCAGTTGTCATGGGTGTTGTCCTTTCATGACGACTATCCGAACCAGGCACCACCTCAACGTGAGGTGACGTGCCGCAGAACCGGGCGAACGAACTCGCCCACCAAACCCTCGAACTCCGTCCCAGCCGAGTAGGGCTGGCGGGCATCCTTGCCCGCCGATTTCGCCCTCTCGGTCAACTCAGCTTTGAGCCGAGCCGTGTTCACCTGCGTGACCGCATCCAGCAGCCCCGCACGTCGGGCGGCCTCCATTACCGCCTCCTTTCGCGCCTCCGGCGCAGAGAACGAGTGACTCCACTCGATTCTCCAACTCCTCCCTGCGGCCTTGACTCCATCCAATCGGCCGTTCGTCATCTCCTTGATCGCGATGCCCTCGAGGTGAGCACGCTTTTCCTTGAGCGTGTCGATCTTGTCGTTCAACTCCTTGACCTGCGCGTCGATCTCGCTGATCTCAGCGAGTGCGCGTTGCAGCGTATCCGTCGATGATTGCACTGACGACCTCCTTGCGTTCCCTAAGTGCCTCATACACGCGGCCGTCCACCGTGGAGCGGCCGTTGGCTGTTGCGGTCAGGTGGTAGATGACAGTGCGTCGCTCTTGACCAGGGCGATGCAGTCGGGCCACGGCCTGCTCGTATTCTGCGAGACTGTAGCCTAGCGAGTAGAAGACGGCGTATGCCGCGCGGGTCAGATCGATGCCGATGCCGCCCGACTGAATCTGGGCGATGAGCACCGAGGTCTTGCCGGCCTGCCAGTCCGCGAGTTCGTTGCGTGCTCCAGAGAGTTCGCTGACGGTTCGCTCCGCGGCATTCGCCGCAGAGCGAACGGCCAGGATGTCACTGGTGAACCTGCAAAAAACCACGAACGGCTCGTCTATGGGGGAATCCTCCAGCATATCGGCGAAGCGCGCGGCCTTGGCGGGGTTGCCGTCAGAAATCTGTTGCGCTGTCGCATTGCCGTCGAAACGGACGTATCCGCCGCAGATTTGCTGGAGCCGCAGCAGTTGCACCAGGGCATTGGCTGGCGTGACCGTGCCTGCCTCGCAGACGGCACAGAACTCACGCTCCACGTCGCGGTACAGCCTTGCCTCGGCCGGAGACAATTCGACCGGCTCGTCAATGAACTGGATCGGCGGCAGGTCGAGCACGTCCTCGCTCCTGATGCGGTGCGTCGTCGCGGCGATCTTGGCGTGGGCCTCGGGCAGGTTCTTGTAGGCCACGACCATGCCCGGCTGGTGCGGGTTCATCACGGCGTACTTGGCCCGGTGCATCGTGAAAGTGTGGCCGAACGTCGTCAGGTCTGGGGACTCGAGGCTGCGGTAGATCGCCCATACGTCGAGGATGCTGTGCGGAACGAGCGTCCCCGACAGGCCGTAGCGGCGAGCCTTGGTATTCTTCTTGCTCATCCGACCGGCCCACCGGCTGGCCGCGCCGCTGGGAGCCTTGAGGCGGTGAACCTCATCCCACACGAGCACGTCCCACTTGGCCTTCTCAAGCTCGTCGAGCCGCCAGGCCGACTCGTAGTTGATCACTACGATCACGGGCGACAGGTCGGCCATCGCGTGGGCGAACTGCTTCTGCTTCTTCGCCTTCGTCGTGCCGTCAAGCAGGACGATGCGAACGTGCGGACACCAGAGGCTGACCTGCTTCTTCCAGGCCGGCATCACGGCCTTCGGGCAGCACACGAGAATGCGAGTCGCCGAGAGTTCAGCGATGCAGCGGAGGATCAGAGCCAGCGTAGTCGCCGTCTTCCCCGACCCCATGCCGTGGTGGAGGATCGCCCAGGCTCGGCCCCAGGCCCAGTCCACCGCGTCCTGCTGGTGCTTCCACAAGTCCATCGCTGCCCTCTCCTTGGCGGCGGATGAACTTATCGGCAGCGTGTCTTCACGTCAAGACAATTTTCTTGGCCGCCCAACTTTGCCGCCGGCCGTCTGGAGCGCCCGCACTTTGGCGACGTTGTTAAGGCAGCTTCGCCGCGACAGGATGAACTGCCGGCCGACGGTGGAGGTGCGGCGCTGGCCCCAGGCCATCCGCCCCACGATATCTCCCTTGGCGACCATGCGACCAATGAAGGAGGGGTGGACACTCAAGATTTTGGCCGCCTCGGCCACGCCGATCGCGTCGCCGAATGGGATCGGGGTCTGGACGGCTCGCAGAGCCTTGAGGACGGCGGGCCGGAGGTCAAGGCACGACCGTGGCCGCCGGCCGACGGGGTCGGTGGGGTCGGCCTTCCTATCCTCGTAGTCAAGGTAGTCCCGCTCGCACTCCTGCCCGTCGAAAATCGCCTGCCGGCGGGTGCCGGAAGCCGAGTAGACCTGATCCATGACCTGGGCGGTCAAAAATCCCTTGGAGACCATTTTGGCCGGGGTTGAGAAATGCACCCCCATGATCGCAGCCGCCTCATATGTCCCGACGGCCTGCTTTGTCTCCGGGGCGGGTTTTTGCCGCATTTTGCCGCCCACTTGATTCTCGATTTGCAGTGGAGGATAGGGGATTCGTATCCTTCACCGCCATGACCCGCAAGAAAGGAGTCTTCACTCATGGCTGGTACGGATTGTCGCCTCGGAAAAACCATTGTTCAAGTCAAACTCACCAAAGAGCAGGTCAAAGCCCTGTTTTCGGCGGTCAACACCGCCGGCAGGCTTTCCGCCGGCCGGATATGCCGCCACGACCGCGAGCAGGAGTGCGCCCTTCTCGCCGCCATCGACGCGCTTGAGCAGGCCAGCGGCTTGTGTCAGGCCGACGCGGACGAGTGGCTGCTCGACTAGCACGACCAGCTCGACCGTTTTAATTGGCTGTCAACTTTGTGGACTCCAACTTGGTGAGCACTTGCCCCAATTGAGGTATAGCGCATCATCCCTCTACGCAGCGGTGATGCCATGACACTTGAGGAACTGCTTGACGGGTACTACGTCCCCCTCTGCGGGGTGTCTGCGCGAACGGAGAAACTCTACCGCTACACGATCCGCGCCTTCGGCGAGCACTTGGGCAGGACGGCGACGGTGGCCGATCTTGAGGAGTTGACGGTCGCGCGGTTCTTGTCGGCCAGGCTGCGTGATAAGGCCGTCGCCACGGCCGCGAAGGATGCCACGCAGTGCCGCGCTCTCTGGGGGTTCGCAGCCCGCCGTGGCCTCACCGCCCAGTGGCCGCAGATTCGCCGCATCCGCGTGCCGGAGCGGGTGCCGCAGGCGTGGCTGACCGACGAGTTGCAGCGTCTGCTCGACGCCGCCAGCCAGCGGGAGGGGACGATTGCCGGCGTGCCGGCCCGCCTCTGGTGGCGGTCGATGATCCTCGCGTGCTACGAGGTCGGCGAGCGGTGCGCGGCCATGCTGGCCGTCGAGTGGCGGGACTTGTCGCCAGACGGCATCCACCTGCGCGCCGAGACGAGGAAGGGGGCGACCCGCGACCTCTGGCGGCCGATCTCGCCGGAGTGCTACGCCGCCATCCAGGCGACGAGGACGAGCCGGATTCTGGTGTGGGAGTGGGATCGCTGCTACACCAGCTTGTGGGGTCACCTGGGGAAGATTTGCAAGGCCGCCGGCCTGCCGAACGACCGCTGGAGCAAGTTCCACCGCATTCGGAAGACGCACGCCTCCTACGCCGCCGCCGCGGGCCTCGATGCCCAGCGGCTGCTTGATCACGCCTCGCCGAAGACGACCAGGGCGTACCTCGACCCCCGGATCGTGAAGCCGCCGTCGGCGCCAGATGTTCTGCCGAAGGTGGGATGAAGGTCAGCGCGTTGGCGGGGCCGGGAGCGGCATCCACGCCACCGGCTCGGCCACAACATCTTCACCATCAGTGAATCGCGGCCCGTTCTCGTCCTGCCTCCAAAACGTGGCTGGCGTCACGCCCAGCCTCTTGAGCCGTGTCCACTTGTGCCGGGCGTTTGACCAATCGTAGCGCCGGTGGGCGACGATGACTTGCTCGCCCCACTTCGGCAACTGCTTTTCCACGCTGATCCATTTCATCGGCTCGTTCTCTCCAGCAGCCCCCACAGCGTCTTCGCCGTGTCCACGCATGATGTGTCCGCACAGTGGATCGCCACTCGTTCTATAGCCTCCCTCTCCTCGTCAGTGAGCGTGAACGGCGTCAGCGTGCAGTGCTGCGTCACGGTGCCTGTGACGTATGGGCAGGGCTGCGACCGCAGCCGCTCGATCTCGGCGTGCATCCGCCGCTCCTCTGGCGTGCAGTCGCAGTTCATTTGCTTCTGGTCGCAGATCGGGCAAGCCATCTCGTTTCGCCTCTTCGCTCACTTATGCTGCGGCACCCGCGCCGGCGGCGTCGGGTGGTCAATCCCGTACATAGCATTCCCCATCACCCGCACCTCGCTCGAGTCGATGTGGACGACGGCGCCGGTGTCGAACTGATGGACGATCCAGACGGTATTGATGCTCGGCCCGTAGTCGATCAGAAACAGCGCGTGGCCCTCGCCCAGCGGGGTCGTGACCCAGATCGGCGGGCTGCACTGATGGATCACGGCTTCACCTTCCGCGGCTTGCCGGGGTAGAGCGGCGTGATCGTGGAGGGCTGGCCGAGCCAGCGGCAGTATTGAGCTTCCTGCTCGGCCTCTCGCTTGAAGCGAAAAAATTCGCGGTGCTCTGCGTAGCCATTCTGCTGGAAGAGGTACGCGATCGGGCGGCGCTTCTTCATGCCGGCTGCCTCGTTGTGTGGCAGAGTAGCCTACGAGATTGCCGCCTGACCGTCAACAAGCCGCAGTTTTGCCAGTTCTGCCGTCAACCGCTCGATCTCGTCGGCCGCCTGGACGAGTGCCTCGCGTTGCTGCCTCTGCGTCCGCTCGGCGTGGGCGAGCCGGTCGGCCAGGTCTGTCCCCATGTGATAGGAGGCCAGGAGCCGCAGGTGGTTGGTGAGTTCAAGGCCGGTCATGCCTGCCAGCCTACACGCGGCGTGAATCTAGTCTACGGCAGGCAGCGTAGACACTGGCAAGTACGCCGCCGCGTCGATCTCCTCCACCGCACCGCTGGAAAGCAGTTGCGGCAGGAGCGTGGCCGCAGGCTCCCAAGTCACGAACTCGTCCTTCACGGCGAGCAGCAGCCGCCCAGCAGCGTCGCGCGGGGCGACGGCGGCGGGATCGAAGCAGGTGATGATGCTGCCGTCGGCCTTTGGATGGCCCCACGCAGCATCCAGTTGCAGGCGAATGGATTCGTACAGCGCAACGTCTGATGTGCGATAGAACTTCATGCGACTGCGATGCCCCACTTTTTGCCAAGGTACTTCTCAATCTTGCTGCGGTCGGAAGCCGAAATCGCCCGGTCATAGCACAGCACTTCGCCAATCCATCCGCTCAGGTTGAACGTGCCAGAACCATACCCGCCGACGGCCTTGATGGTCGTGGCCTTCGGTGCTGTGGCATAGGTCGCCCCGTTGACGTAGCTGCTCCGCTGTGTCCCGTCTACATACACAAAGAGTCCAGCCGAAGTCCGCACAGCAGACAAGACCAGCGGGCCAGTGGGCGTGGTCGATGCTGAAGAGTATTGAATCCGCAACCGCTCGACACCCTCCGTGAATCCGCCAAATGACACGTCGATCAGCTTGGCGGACGATGGCACAGTGTTGAAACCGTGACCATTACCCTGGTCAGACAGGAACGAGCGGTCGCCTGTCTGGTTCGAAGTCTGCGCCGCCGCAATGATGTATGTCTCGTCTGTGCGGCTGACGCCAGTGAACGTCATCAAGTCGTTAACGCCGTCAAACAGAACAGCGGTCTTGCCATTCACAGTGGTCGTAGTTGGCTGATTGTTCGCCGTTGTTTGCGTGGCGTTCATCCCCTGCGGGCTTTTGTCAGCCCAGGTCGTGACCGAACTGCCTGACAGTGTGAGCGTTGAGGTATCTGAAGCATCAAGCCATTGCACAAGGCCCGCAATGCTCTTGGGGTTGAACCCGCTAGCAATCGGTCGCAGCGTCCGGTTGTTCATCGCCATGTGAATGCCCTCAGTTCTGCCCGTCTTCAAGCTCTTTATGGGCGCTACCGTCACGCAAACGCCAATGTGAACGATACCTGGCAGCCAGCCGCACCGCAGTCCAGCACCTCTACAACGAAGGTGTTCGTAGCGGGGAACACCAGCGTGTGCGTGCTAGAGTTCTTCAGGTTGACCTTGCCGCCGGATACGCTTGATTTTTGGTATGGCATCTGTTTCTTACTAGAGTTCAGTCAACTCGAGCGTCCCGTCCGTCCCGCCGGCCCGAATGACCGCGATGTTCGCGCTCTCCGGCACGGAAAACACCAGGCGCTCGCCGGCAGCGATGAAGTGGCTCGTGGCGCTGGCCGTCCGTGACGAGCCGCCGACCGCGTAGCGGATATCCGCCCCGACCGCGCGGACACTCACCCTGCGGACTGACGACGTGAGCGCTGTGTTTTGACTGGTTGCCCCAGCGGACAACTGGCGGGCCGTTCCTGGCGTCCCGAATGGATCGACCGGCACGCGGCCTGCCGCCATTGCTGGTACTTTGACGTTGATGCCGGAAAGCGTTGCCTCGGTGGCAAAGCCGCTGATCTTGCCGTCGATGCTGGCGAGCGTTGTCTCGGTAGCGAATCTGCCGATCTTGCCGTCGATGCTGGCGAGCGTTGTCTCGGTAGCGAAGCTGCCGATCTTGCCATTGATGCTTGAAAGCGTTGTCTCAGTGGCGAGTGCGCCGATCTTGCTACCGATGCTGGCGAGCTTTCCGTCGATGGTTGTCGCCTGCAATAACACACTCTGAAGCGTGTCTTCTTTGGCGAGTTCATCAATGTCATCGACGGCAACTGGCAGCGGCGAGTCCCTGGACACGTCTTCCTTTGACCCATCTTCACCAAAGACAAGTTTAGACCTCGGGTAGTGAACGCCACCGATGTAATCGGTAGCCATCGTCGTGCCGTAGCCTTGCGTTACCTGAATGTTGTCGGCCATTAGTTTGCTTCCGCTTCCTTGAACTGCTCTTTAAGCTCTGGCTTCAGTGCGTAGAGGAGCCGCGTCTGCTCTCGGACGGCCTCGCTGATCTCTTTCTGACTCTCGCCGATCGTCTTGAGGAACGCAGAATGCTGCTCGACCAACGGCTGCAAAACGTCAGCGCGAATCACATACATACAGGCCAGGGCAACCAGGGTCGGAAAACCCCAGCGCTCGATCACCGTCTTGACCGTCTCGCTCATCTCGGCCCCACTCATCGGAGCCTCACGACTTGAGCATGACGACGGCGGTCGCCGCGGTGGAGTTCGTGCTCCCAGCGACGATCCTGATGGCCCCCACGCCGTAGGCGGCATCCGGCAAGCTGTACACTTGCGGCGTGACAGTGGACGGAGCGAGGGTGATGTCAGCCGCCGAGCCGTCTGCGGCGTAAACGCGGCCCCAGTTGCCGTCGGTGGTTGCCGACGCCCAGATTTGAAGCGTCTGTGACGATGCGGTGCTGCCAGTGCCGATGTAGACGGCCCCTCCGGCAACGTCGTCCCAGCGGATCGTGGTGGCCGACGCCGTCGCCGTGGTCAGCGTGATCGGCAGGCTCTTGAATTTCCGGCGAATCTTGTCTTCGGCCATTTGCACCTCCCTGTGCGTTGCGGGCCTCTAGGGCCACTCGTGGCGGGCTACGGGGTCGATACCTCCATTGTACCTTCCAGTAGGCTACGGCAGGCGGCATCCACGGCGGCCTCGAGGTCGGCCAGGGTGCCGACGTTCCTGACAACTTGATGAATCAAGTGGTCAGGAATCCCTGCCTCACTCTGGTGCCAGCCGGCGTCTCCGCCGAGGCCCGCCCCCGGCCTCTCGACCCGCCAGACCTGGCCGCCGGCGGCTATGATGGCCTCGGCCTCGTTTGCGAACCGCACGTCGGTGATCGCGACATTCCAACCCGCGCGCTGGTGCTCCTCGACTCGCCGAAGAGCAAGCTGCACCCAGATATCGTCCCGCACCATCTGCCGCCCCCACTCGGTTCCGAGGGTTTGGAGCAACTCCCGCGGCGATTTCCCCAGCCACGGGATCGGCTGCTCCTTGGCCTGGCGATCTTTCAGTTGGGCCGGCGTCATGCCGGTGATCTCGCTGATCGCCTTATAGATCGGCCCGGCGAACGAGATCGCCGCGAACCTCCACCGACGGGAGAGAATCGCCGACACCTCGTCCTTGCCGCTGCCGGCCAACCCGCAGAGTCCGATGATCATTTTGGCTCCGAAACGTGAAGTGCCACCAGGCCGCCATCCGGCCGGTAGAGAAATGTTTCCATCGCCTGGCGGCTTCCAATGAAGCCGTGCTCGCTATGCCAGTCATCCGGCTCGGAGAGGCTGGGGCAGGTTCTGAGGATCACCCCCGATAGCGTCTCGATTGATCGCTGCCATTCGGCGGCCTGCGAGTGGAAGTGGCCCGTATGCCATTCTCGGCAGAGGCTACCGCTCCACTCGCTAGGCCGCTCTAGCGCCATGATCTGCGGCAGATTCTTCTTCGCCTTATTGCCGTGGCAGAACCCCAGGAGGTTCTTGCCGTGGCTCGCGTACTGCCGGCCGGTGTAGTCCATGCGGACTTCGACGCGGCGGTCTTTGCGGAACCGCTCGGCGACGATCCGCTGAAACGCCCAGGTCAACGTCTCGTCATGGTTGCCGTTCACGACGATCACGTCGGTCTGGCAGGTGGACGCCGACCGCTCGATCACGGCGATCAGCGACTCGCAGCCTACCTCGATCATCTTCTGGAGCCGGCCATCGCGCTCGAGCGGCGTGCCGGAGGTTGTCGTCCCCCCCGGCGTGTCGTAGTGGAAGATGTCGCCCAGGAACGCGATCGTGCGGCGGGCGGGCTTGTAGGAGTCGCCGATGTCGAGTAGTTCGCCGGCCGCGGCACCGACGCGCCGCTCCGCGATGTCGAGGTCATAGTCGCCGCCGCCGGTCGTGCGCCTCCATGCGTACTTGCCATAATGGGGGTCGCCGATTGGCAGCACCTGCCAGATGCCTTCCCGCCTGGGCGGCTTCTTGACCGCCGGCACTCGCAGCTTCTTGGCCGCCGCCGCGATCATCGCCTTGACGCACTCCTGCACACTGGGGCCGGCTTTTGGCCGGAGCCGCACGAACACGCGGTGGAGTTCGGTGACGGTCGTGCCGCCCTCGCCGTCGGAGGTGCCGACCTCCCACTTCGTGGCCTCGGACGCCGCGACCTCGTAGCGGGTCATATCGGCCTCGATGTGCCGCAGGAGGTCTTCGACGGTTTTGATGCGGCGGCTCGTGCTCTTCGCCTCGAGCACGTCGCCGTCCTGCCGCTGCGTGACCTGCTCCGACGAGGCCGTCGGCGACGGCTCCGGCAGGGCAGACGCCACGGCAGCCTTCAGACCTTGCCGAGCCATGCACGCACTCCTGCGACACCGCAGATCGGGATGCCACTCGCGCGGCAGTTGTCCACCAGGCTGATCGCGAGCGAGAGGCAGGAGGCTTGCAGTTCGCCTGCCAGCCACGCCCTCTTGATATCTTCGATCTCGTCTCGCTGCGTGGCAGTGAGGCGGTCTAACCAGTTCGGCGGCTTTCGTTTCAGCGAGACGCTGGCCGCCACGGCGTCACGAAGGCTCGACGAGCCTGTAGCCGAGGGCGTGGAGGACGCGGGCGAGGTCGCGGCCAACCTCGGTGATGGTTTCTTCTGACATTTGGGGGAAGGCACAGTGAAGTCCCTCGTGCAGTTCGGTTTCAAGGCGGGAACGGCCTTTCAGCCTTGAGTCGATTAGGACGCGAGGCTTCATGCCGGGGTTCTTTGAGTCGGGCAGATACGCCCACCCCGCCGCCTGTCCGCGCAGGCGGGTATACCGCCAATGCCAGACTGTTCCGGCGATCGTGAAGTGGTGGTCATCAACTGCCATAGCAATACTCTATACAAGTAGCCTAGCAGATCGCTAGGCCGCTTTTTTTCTTGCTCGGGCGATGGCCTTGCGGATCAGCACCCTGGCGACCACCTCGACGAACGGAAGGCCGCGGCTGGCGGCCTCAGACTTGAGCCACCCGACAATCTCGTCCATCCGGCTTTCGCAGACCTCGCACCCCCACTCATCCATCAAGTCGGCGTGCCGCTTGCACTGGCAGCCTGGTTCAACGTGCAGGTACAGAGGCCAGCCAGACAGGATTGCGGACAACTCTGTCCCAGGCCCGCCACGACGGCACTCAGCGTGGATCAGCCGGCTCTTGGTTCGCACCGACCGGTCGCAGAAGACGCACGTCGCCACGTCGCCGGAAAAGCGAAACTGGCATCTCATTGGAACTCAAACGTAAGTTCTGGGAAGCTGCAAACGCGAGTGCGTGTGAAGTCGTCGCTGTATGTGCCGCTGCCAGACTTCCAGCACCCCTGCCCAAGCTGGATGCGTTCGGTGTACGTCGTGCCGGTGTTGATAGGCTCGCGATCGGCGTCTGGGTATTCGTCTTGGTTTGCGGCGTATAGCCGCCTCGACCAACTGCTTTCGACAGACCCCTTACAGAACGCCTCCGGCAGCGGTTCTTCCGTTTCTGTGATCGTGATGGCATAGTACCTGCCGCCGTTCAGCACAGAAATGCTTTGAATGGAAGTCGGCTGCTTGTAGTAGGAGCCAGGCGACGACACCGTCGCCGAAGTGATCGCGCCGGTGACGGCATCGGAGTCGATGTACGCATAGGCGGCAGACTGCTCAACATCGTTCTCGCCGAGCGAGAATGTGACGCCTGAAAACGGCGTGTAACCAGTGCCTGCGCTCGCGACAGACACCGAGCTAACCTGCCACGCCTGCCCTGCCTTCGTGTACGAGACGGACAGTTGGCCGCCGATGCCGCCGCTCACGCTCGCCACCAGCGTGGGCGTCTCCCTGCTTGGAATTATGATTTTGGCGACGGCACCTTCTGCAACCGTGTCAGTTGTCAAGAATGTCACCTCTTGGTCGGCCTTGTATCCGGTGCCATTTTTGGATAACGACACACCAGAGACTTGCCAGACGGCTTTGTTATTTTGGTCTACTGACTCGGCGATGGTCACGTTAAGGATTGCATCTCCCCCGACAGTTGCCGTCAACGTAGGCTCAGTGCGCTCCTCTGTCCTCGTGTATGTGCTCTTCCCGGTCGCGATGCGTGGAACAAGATCAACCTCATCGCTGTCAAGCGTTACCGATAGCAGCGTGGCCGGGCCACGCACCAAACCGCCAGAGGCCACGCTCACGTCAGTCACTCGTCCATCGGAGATTGTATACGTCACGCTCGGAAGCGTGTATCCGAATGCTCCGGCAAGCGGCCAGCCGGCATGGCCGCCCCTGAGAATGATGCCGAGTGTGTATGTTCCGTTCGGCGCCGTTGTCTCGCCCTGGTCTATGACGGAGGCGCTGTCCATGACGTAGTCGCCTTCCCGCCATGACGGAGAGAAACCAAATGCAAACTCCGGCGACTTTGAGAAAGCGACTGTTTCTGTGCCGAAAACGTCTGGCGGCGAGTAGGCTGCGGTGAAGAGCACTCGGACGCGGTCGTTCCAGTAGTACGCATTACCGCTTCGTCTCCTCAGATAAGCGACTGTCTGATCTGGAGCGATGAACAGATTTGCGCCTGGGTGTTGCATGACAAGGCCGGAAACTTGCCAGAAGTTGTCTCCCTTGATGTCCTCTCGCCTTGCGAATGCAGGCTGCACCGCAGGAAGTGACACGCCCCCCAGCGTTAGCCCAAGCGTAGGCATCGAGAATCCGATCGCCCTTGGCCCACTTGGCTCAAGCCTGTTGCCGTCCGTTTCGTAGAGTTCAGCAAGTGCGTTTTCTGGCGGCACTCTTGTGAATAGGCGCTTCAGCCAAATCGCTTCTTCTGTTTGCGTGTCTTGGAAAAGTATCTGCCTTTCATCATCCCAATACCCACCGTTTCCTGACCACTGATGGCGGTAGTAGACATATGCCGCCTCCTTATCAAACAACAAATCTAAGTCGCCAGGATCACCAGACGCAGTTCTCGCAGACGGGGAGCCGCCGACGGCGGCCGTGGAAGCCAGGACTCCGTAAGACAAGCTCTCGCCGAACCGCACGGTCGTGGGAGGCTCGGCGCCGACGAACACGGGGACGGAACCGCATCCGACGCATGGAACCGGAGGGTACGACCCGCCAGCGACAGATGTTGAGGTGCAGATTGAGCCAGCCGCCGCACCTTGGCAGTTCTTCATATCGATGACACTGGTCTGCGACGGCATCCACGTCAGGTCGGCTTCGCCGGCCGCGCCAGTTCCGCCGCCTCCAGATAGAACAACCGCTGGCTTCGCCGTATACCCAGCGCCGCCGCCGCCCGCGAGGCTCACGCCACCGGAAAACGAGAGCGACGCCTGCGCGCTACCGGATGCAAACTTCAAGGTCGGCCAGCCAATCCGCCACGACCCGTCGCTGCTTTTGGTGACGTTTTTGTACGAGCCGGCATCGGACAACTGGACGGACACGACCGAGCCGCTGATCGTGGCCGTGGCCGTGGCGGCCGTCACTTCGCCGCCACCGCTGAAAGAAACCTCCGGATTTTCTTGGTAGCCCTGCCCGCCAGCCGTCAGGGCCAGCGACACGACTGAAAACAATGCGCTGGCCGTGGCTTTCGCCCCAGTGCCGCCGCCACCCTGAAACTGCACCTGCGGCACGGTGCTGTACCCGCTGCCACCGCTTATCATGTAGACCGCGTACACCGACCCCTTGAACAGATAGGCAACAGCCGTGGCGTTGCCATCGATCACGACCGACGGAGGCGACGTGTACCCGCTGCCTCCGTCAGTGAGCGTGATAGACGATACAAATCCGTTGCCGATCGTGGCCTGCACCTGCGCACCAGTGCCTCCCGTGATCGACACCGACGGTGTGCTTGCGTACTGTCCTGGGTTGGAGATAGTTATGGACGCGACCGTTCCCTCGATCACGGCCGTCGCCTTGGCGGCACGAATGACGCCTTCGGCCGGGCCAGGGAATGACACCAGCGGTGCGGTGCTGTATCCACCGCCGCCGCTAGTGACAGTTATTTCGCGGATCGGCGACGTGACTGTCGCAGTCGCGACGGCTGCTATGGTGACCTCGTCGCCGCCGCCAGACAGTGTGATCGACGGGGCGGCGGTGTACCCTCCACCAGCACTCGTGGATCGCACGCGGGCGACCGACACACTAGCGGCCGGCGGCCTGCATTTGGTGCTCACGTCGCCTTGCTGGCCGGCGTTGTTCGGCCCAGCCCCCAGCGTAACGCCCGACTCAAGGCCGTATGAAGCGGTGATGAGCAACTGACGCGGCTTGTCTGTGCAGTCCGAGCAGCAGCAGGGGTTGCATGGCGAAAGCGACATTTCACCCGCACTCGGCTGAAACCAGATACCAGCGGCCAGAAATCTTGCCGATGATCACGAAGCTGCCGGCTGGGACGGAAACCATCTTGTTCACGCAACCCTCTATTACCCTGGCCGGCGACGACGGCTCCTCGGTGAGTGCATCGCCATCGCCGTAGACCGACACGTCGGCAAGCGTATCTTTCAGCCAAGCGCCGCCGGCCACTACGCCGAGGAGCAGGCCGCCTGACCCATGACGCTGCATATCCTGCAACCGCGTCTCGACCCGACTGACCTCTGAGCCGTAAGGCTGCGCCTCGACGCGCCCGACGACTCGGCGAATATCGCCGAGCAACTGCGGGCCGATGAAGTATTTCTGTGTGCGGGCCATTTAGTTAGCCGATGCCGCGGATTCCCAGATTCTTAAAGTCATACTCGTCGTAGATGCTGTATCGTTTAATGATGACCGGAGGGTCAACTGCTTGGGGGCCAAAACTTCTCCTGGGTGTACCATTCATGTTTAGCGGGATGGGCTGGGCGGATGGTGATTGGCTTGCGCCGCCATTTTCGTACTCAAAAACCTTGACCATCGCTCTCACCCTGTCTCCGGCATTTACTCCGTCAGGAAGCTGCGGCGGCTCAACGATCTTTCCGTCTCGGTGCTTGAGCGGCTGGCCGAATATATCTTTTGTGACGGCCGCGTTTGCCGGATTGAACGCGATCACATTAAATCCAGTCTGAGGAACCGCCACGTCCCAGCCAATGTCTGCGTCTACGACGATGCCTTTCTCGCCAGCACCTACATTCTGGTCTTCAGTAATGCAGAGTCCCTTAACATGATTTCTTCGATACGCGAACTCATATGTCGCTATCCAACCTCGGTAAAGGCGGTCATTCCAAAATTCAGCGACAGGCTCGCTTGAAATTCCTCGAAGCATTAGTGTGTGGCGCCGACAGGACAACGTCCCTATTTCAAAATCCACTTCATTTATCACACCAACACGTTCTGCATTTGTTGTTGGGTCGCTTGACTCAAAGTGCTTGACAGAGATTGTTACCATCGGCTCGTACTTTGCTATTGGATCAAACCTATCACCGGCGGCGTTTCGAGGAACGACTGGGTTTCCATCAGGGTCTCCGCCCGGAAACATTGGCTGCCATGTGTAGACAGGAACCTCGATCAGCGAAGAACTGATCGACCAGTCTGCTGGACGCACGTCGGGCGGCTGCGATTTTGGGTCTTCGCCGGCGGAGCTTGGCGTGGACTGGTACTGGAACGTAACCAGATACACCATCCGGCTGTCGCCGTCGTATCGAAGATCGAACGACGTGCAGTAGGTGCCTAGGCTGACGGGGTGCTCGTCGCCGATACTGACACCGCACTCCTTCTGCGCGTTGACCGGCTGGCCCACGCCCTCCATCAATATCCGAAACACGCGGGTGGCCGTGTCGGCCAACTGCCCCTCGTTGCTGGAACGAGAGAACTGCGCGCCGGATGAAATCTCAGATACTGCCTTGGCGGCCATCGCTATCAACCCTCAGTGATGTCAACGCGGAGCCTGGCGCCGGTGGCGCCGATGGCCTGGTAGGTCGTCCCGCTCGAGAGTCGCATGATCGCCGGCTCGCCGGCACGAAGAGTTGCGAAGCCAACGAACGATCCGCCGGCCGCGATGCCGATCGCGGCGGTCTGGATCGTGCTGGTCGAAAGGTTCTGGAGGAACGCCAGGCCGACGCTCGACAGGTTCCCGGTCGAGATGCTGACGGCGTTGGTCGAGAGCGTCAGCGTCTGGGAGAGCATCCCAGTGTTCGTCATGTTCGCCGTGACGCCGTTGGCGTTGACGGTGTTTGAGAGGAAGCCCTTCGAGACGCGGTAGGTGATGCTGTAGTTGATGTCGGACATGGGGGTTCCTTAGTTGGCAAGCTGTGCTTCGTTGTTCTCAATGCCTCTGGCGATGCGCTCCGCAATCTTGTTCGCCTCGCGTTGCAACTCAACGAGTGGCTGCTCGCGGGCGCTGTCGTCGCCCCGCAGGAGCCGGTTGAGTTCCCTGGAGCCTTCGACCGTCGAAACGTCGGCGGCTTGGAGGGCTGCGCGGGACGGGCCTTGGAGGACGGCGTTTGCGACTTGGTCGGCGAGGCCAAACACAGTTGGTGCAAGTTGCCTTAGTCCATCATTGCGAACTCTGGCGATTGTCTTTGACCGCTGCTCGTCAGTTATCTCATTAGCCTTCAGCGCCGCGTTTAGCTGCTGAACTTGGGCAATGAAGTCATCTGCGACTCGCTGTCCGTCGGTGAGGACTAGATTTCTCCCCTTCTCGACTGCGTCTGCGAACGCGATTGCCCCTTGTGCGGCCTCGTCCAGGCTGTCTGCAAGATCAGCAAGCGTCCGTACTATTGGAGAATTCTCAAAAGCAAGCTGAATCTGCTGATTCGTAGTCTGTAGTTCAGCCTCGGCTTTTGATCGCTGTTCAGGAGACGATGTTTTGCTGTTAAGAACAGCCTGCGACTTTTCCCGCTCTCGAACAAGAAAACTTACGTTAGGGCCAAGGTCACCTGCGGACGCTGCTTTCTCAAATTGTCCGCGAAGCCTCACAACCTCCTCCCTTGCTTTGGCGGCACGGGTTTCAATGTCTTTAGCCACTTTGTCTGCGGCCAGTTGCTGTCGCTCCGCGAACTCTACGTCTCTTCCAAGACCAAGCCTGACCGATGCGCGGCCGGCAGCGTTATTTGCTCCGCGCCTAGCCTGGTCGGCGAACCCGGCAGCGTCGGATGCGACAGACTCAAGCAATTTTCCGGCCGTGCGGTCAACAGCCTGGGCAAATGAGTCAACGCTCCGTCGCACAGAATCAATCGCCGAAATCTCTCCTTGGCGAGCCTTGATCGCGGCCTCAATCTGAATGATCTCGCCCTTGATCGCGTCCACGGCACGGGATCGATCGGCAGCGTCCTTGATGTCAAGCGCATCGACGAGGCGATCCCTTGCGTCACGCAGCGACGCGCCAAGATTTTCCTGAGCATCAAGAGCCTGAGTAGCACCAGTCACGTTGCTTTCAATTGCCTTCTCAAGCAATTGCACATTGTCGCCAATTGATTTGCCGGCTCGTTGAATAACGACGAGCGACGAGTTCGCCGCAGCGTCAACCGCTGCGGAAAGCTCTCGCTCAACGAGTGCGATATTTTGCTGCACCTCAGCGGTCGCTGAGTTTACGTTCACCTTCCGCGACACGCCGATCGGCCCGCGAGGAGCCTCGAGGATTGCACCCAGTTGCCCTTGGGCCTCGCGTAGTGCAGCAAGCCTGCCTCGCAGGGCGTCAATACCGGTGCCGGCCGGAACCCTATCCGCGGCTGCTGCGATCTCTCGCCCTCGCGCCTGGAGCGATCTGTCCTCAAATGGCCCTCGCGTCTGGGGTGCTCTTGCGAACTGGACTACGCCACCACCAATTCGACGAAGCAGTTCTGCAACTTGGTCAGATGACGGCGCCGGAGCATTTGCCACCTGCGCCCTTACGCGATCGGCCGAATCTTCCAACTCGCGGCGACGGCGAGCGCGAATCTGAGCGCGAACGGGATCGGTTTCTGATTGCAGCGCTCTGTCTATTACCGAGATGTTTGACCCAATCGCAGCCGTGCGAGGGTCTCGCTGTGCGGCCACGTCGCCCCTTGCCTTGGCCTGCTGACGCTCTAGTTTGCGAATCTCCTCCGAAAACGTGCGCAGGTCGCTGTTTGCGGCAGAGAACACTCCCTCCGCGAGCGTGCCAGCGAGCGACTCAAACGCTTGCCGAAGTTCGTCAACAATGGTGCGCTGCTTCTCGAGTGAATCATTGATAGCCTTGGCCTGATCTTCTGCTCCGCGACCGTTATTCGCAAAGCGGACAAGCGCCGCAATCAACTGGGCGCCGATAGCGACCGAGACACCGGCAATCAGCCCAGTAGTGCCGCCGAGGATAAAACCAAGCTGCGAGATGTTGTTGCCGGCTGCACGAATTCGCTGGTCAAGGCCGCCGGTGACACTAAAGAAATCCTCGACGGCGAACGCCGCCTGCTGGACTCCAAGTCCGATCTTTCCAAACGAGCCTCTACCAATATCTCCGACTCGGCGAAGCCTGTTTGCTAGGCCACGCTCTCCAATCCCGGCGGCTGCGGCTGTTGCTCGCACGGCCTCTTGCGTCAACTGCCTGACTACACGCCTGGTTTGCTCAGTCTCAAGCGTTCCGCGCTCCATCGCATCGGCAATAGCGTTTCGCAGGTTGTTGAAGGCGACAACCGCTGGGCCTCTCGCTGTCTGTGACGTTCCTGCGAGCGTCTGCTGGAGCAGTTGTAACTGAGCCGTATAGCCTTGAAGTGCCTGCTGGTTTAGGCCCTCTTCGATGCCTCGCAGGCCAGCGCCACCAAACGACTGGCGGAAGTTGAACGCCTGCGACGCCCTCCTCGCCGCCGCCTCGAGCCTCTGGACTCGCTGGGTGGCGTTCTCGATGGCCTGGACGGTCGCGGCAGGCGAGTTCTGCAACGTGACCAACTGAGCCTGCGCTCGCTGCAACTCAGGGATGAACCTCGTGCGTATGGAGTTCGGGAGAGTCTCGAGTTGCTGACGGACGGCGCCGACGCGAGTCGCCAAGGCGTCGATGTCTCGCTGGGCTTGCTCAGAGAAGCCGCCGGCCGGGGGCGGCGTCGAGTCAAGGTTTAGGCTGCCAGTACGGCCGCGGACGCGGTCGCGTCCGACTCCCTCAGAGAATCCGGCAGGAAGTGCGGTGGCTCTCCCAGATATCGAAGTCAGTTGAGACTCACGCTGATCCACCTGCAAGAGGCTGTTGGCTACGGCAAGCCTTGCCTCTTGATCTGCTCTCAGGGAAGCCTCGGCCTGGGCCTGTTCATTGAGGGAGTTGATGGCCGCAACTCGCTGCTGGATCGTCCTTCCTGATGCGTCGCGTGTGCTTGCAAGGCCAGCAAGCGAAGTCAACTGCGACTCGCGCTGGTCAACCTGCAAGAACGTATTGGCCGCCGCAATTCGACGCTCTTGTTCCGCCCTTGCGCCAACGGAGGGGTCTACTGATAGCCTGTTCAAGCGTTCCACAGCCTGTCGCTGCTGAACGATCAGGTCTTGGTACTCTCCCTGCGCTCGCTCAAGCTGCGTCGTATCGACCTGCGGGGCGAGGCGAATCCCATTGACCCTGGCCGCTGCCTGGGCGACGAGATCGTCGAATCTCGTCACCTCGCGGACGGCGTCCCCGAGGCCGCTGCCAACTCTTGATGCCACGCCGGGGGCCGCGGCACCGCGACGGGCCTCGGCGCTTGCCTGGAGGGCCGCGAATAGCTGCGGGTCATTGAACTGAAGTTCTTGTCCCCGCGGCGCGCTGGCGATGATCTGCTCGGCCTGGCGGAACCGCTCGAATGCCGCCGCGGCGCGGTTGATCGCCTGCTCGGCAACCTTGTAACTTGACGCGGTGACGCCGCCGGTCGTGCCGATCTCATCATTGACGCGCTGGGCGGCATCCTGCGCTCGCAGGAGGGCTGGCAGGAGTCTGGCGGCCACATCGGCCGACAAGCCTTGAAACGCCCGGCTGGCTGCCCCCAGCGGCTTGTTGATCTGCTCCGTAATGCTGACGGCCTGCTGAAGCCGGCGAACCTGCGCCTCGTCGATCAGGTTGAGCGACAGTCCAGCACTAAAGGCGCGCTGCGCACGCTGAAGCGGCGTGAAGATGCCTTCTAGGCTCTTCTTTGCGCTTGCAGATGCCCCCGCGATCTGCGAGTTGACGCTACGGGCAAACCGATCAACGTCCCGCGTGCTGCCTTGCAGCTTCCGCGAGAGGTCGGCCGTGCTGGCCGTGACCAGTGCCGAGATTTTGCCGATGTAGCCGTTCGCCATCCCTGGCACCTACTGCTTCAGTTTCGCCAACTCAGCCCACATCTGATCCGCCGTCTGGTTCGGCTTCACGGTCGCCGGAATGAACACCGACTCCTCCGGTATGTCATTCCGTTTGTAGTTCCCGCTGGCAGCCATCACGATCCGGCAGAGCCGTGCGGTCTGCTGCCACGGGTCTGGCAGCGGCCACCGCTGATCGAACGCATACCACTCGCTCAGTTCCTCGCTGTCTGTATTTGCCAACAACTGGCGAACCGTCATCCCGAGGGCCAGGGCTAGGCGGAAGTAGAACCGCCGCTCTGGCCGTCGGGCGAACCTTCCCCCAGGCTCTCGACCGCCTCGTTCGTAAAGGCATTGTGCTTCCAGGCCGCCTCGAACGCCTTATTGATCGAGGTGCTGGACTTCTTGCCGAGGATCGCGATCTCGCCGTCCTCGAACAACCGCTCCCCCTTGTCATCGCAGAGCGACAGGACGAGAAACCTCGCGCGGAAGTTCTTCATCTTCTGCTCCGAGTACGCTTCCTCGAACTGATCTCGCTCGCTGCCAGTCAGGGTGCGGATGTAAACCGTTCCGCCCCACTCGCTGGTCATGTCAAGTTCAGCGAGCTTGAGGTCGTTGGCGGAAATAATCTGAGACTTACTAAGAGGCACGGGATTTAACTCCAGCGGTGAAATGGAAACGAGAAAGATACTGGCAGGCACTTGAAAGGATTCTCTGGCTGTTTTTCTTTCGCTGGCGGGCGAGGAGACTCAGCCATCTTCTTGCGGCGAGCCTTATCAGCCTCTGACAAGCACACTCGGCAGTAAATGCTCTTTCCGTCGGTCATGGCACGGTTGGTGCTGAAGGCGTCGAGATTCTTCTCGGCCTTGCACTTGCTGCACGTCTTTGTGTCAGCCACCAATCGCATCTCCGCTCCTTTTAGGTGCTGTTATCAATCACGAAGTTCAGGGTGCCGCGGAGATACTGTCCAACGGCCATCTCGCTGGTGGCCGACCGCAACACGGCCTTCTTGCTCACCGACATATTGGCGTGCGTGATGACCAACTGGCCCGACAGGCCGCTGATCGCCAGCGGCGCCGGCGTGCCAGCCAAGCGGATGTAATCCACCTGCACGGTCGCCGGCGACGTGATGTCGCCCGTGCCTACCATTCGCCGCGTCCCGATCGGGTCGCTGGCCCCCGTCATATCCACGACCTCTGCCTCGGCCTCTTGCACAGAGATCGAGGTGTAATGTGCCGAGAAGCCGGGGAACGTAAAGGTCGCCCCCTGCGACGAGATCGCCATCTATGCCTCCAGACGAGGCTTCAGGCGAGCCGGAACGTCGCCGAGCCTCGGACGAAGTCGCCAACGCTGCCGCCGATCGAGGCGTTCGAGACGGTCGCGTTGCCACTGAAGGAAAACGGGCCGCTGATCGCCAGTGCGCCGGACGCGCCGGCCGTGAGGATCGTGGTCGAGATGTAGTCGATCTGCACTTCGCGGTTGGTGGCAAAACCGCCGACGAACTCCCGCTTGCCGTTGGCCGGGATGCCGAGGTGGGTCGCGTCGAGGAGGTCTTGCGAGTCATTGACTTGAACGCTCGTGACAGTGACGCCCGAGCCGCCGAACGTGAACGTAAGTCCCTGTGCCGACGTTGCCATCTGGTTGCGCCTCCTTGCGCCGTTGTCCCAACTAGTCGGCTATGTGGCCGACTCAGTCCATCTGATCTGATACAGTTGCCGGGTTTCGTAGGCCGGCGGCAGTTGTGCTCCAACCGCCGACGGGTCGAGGTAGTCGTCCGTTTCGGACACCAGCCTCATATCATGTATTGTACAGCCGGCCAGAGTCCCGATGTAACCATTCAGGGACAGTCTGATCTCGTCTGCCAAGCTGCGGGCGTCGTCGTGGTACATCGCCCAGGCCGCGATCTGGAGGTTGACCTCCGGCATCAGGATCGGCCCGCCGAGGGAGTGCTGGCGGCTGATGTTGGCTCGCCGGTAGACGATGAACGGGAACTCGGCCCCTTTGGGGACGGCCACGGGGTAAATCTGGAACCCGACCAGCCGGGCCACGCCGGGGGACGAGGCCAGCCGGTGATAGACGGCGTTCTCCGGTGTGATCAGCATGGTCAGGCTGCCTGGATTCTGTTGATTTCGCTGCGGATCGCATCGGTCAGGATGCTGAGTGAGACACTCTTCGACGACAGGATGGCCCGTTCCATCGCGTGCGACGGTGGCATGGCCCCGTAGGTTTCGCCTGGGGCGATGGCTACTGGGCCAAAGTCGTGCGGGTAGCCGCTGCCTCGGCGGGCATCGCGCGTAGGCTCCTTGTAGCTGCTCATTATAAAGTAGAACCCACGGCCCATCCGCTCGAACTGCGTGTTGTCAAACGGGCGGCCCTGATTCGGCACGCGGTTGAATCTTCCGTTGATCTCCTGATGCACATTCAAGTAGGTGCGCCGGCCCTGCGTGCTGGGGCGGCGCGGGCCGGTGCCGAACTCATAGAGCCAGGCATGGTTGCCCGCCCCTTTGACCTCAACGTCCCACTCGTCGCCAGACTTTCCGCCGCCACTGACGATGTGCCTGGGGCCGCCGATCGCCACGCCGACGCCGCGGGCGCGCTGCCCATTAATCCCGCGAATCTGAATGCTTTTGCGAAGGTTGCCCGTCACGTCAGGCACGATCCGCTTGTAGTTCTGCATCACCTCTTTCATCGCCACCTTGCAGGCGGCGTTGAGCCGAGGCGTCGCGTCCTCGCCCACCTGCGTGGCGGCGCGGAGCAGAGCGTTGATCAGGTCTTCGACGCCATCCAGGCGGATGCGGATGAAGCCTTCCGTCGCCTCGCGGCCGGTCTGGCCGCTCGAGAGCGTGCGCGGCGTCGTGCCTTGAATGGGGACGGCCATGCTAGGTCAACTCCCTCGCCAGTAGCTCGAGCGTCTGCCGGCCGGAGCGGTCTGTGACGCTGGCGATCTCCATCGTCCGATTCCTCCAGATTATCCGGTGGGTGTGCGTCACGTCATTCCGATGGCGGATGCGAATCCGATGGGTCGCGACCACGTTGGCCTGCTGGGCCTGGAGAATATCCCGGCTTGATAAGCCCTCGACGCTGGCCCAGACGGTGGCGAGCGTCGTGTCCCAGTTGAGCGTCGTCTCGCCGGAGCGGCTGCGCACCTCCGTCGGAGACTTGATCGTCACCCGCTCGCGCATGCTGCCGATGTCGATGGTCACGCGACCGTCCCCTCGCCGATGAGGATGATGTCGTAGGTCTGCCCGGCGCCGCCGGCGACAACGAGGTTGCCAGCGGCCATGCCAGTCGCGTCGGATGCCACGGCCAGGGCGGCACCGCCGGCTCGGACGTGGAACGTGCCGCCAAAGGCGGCGGCAGACGCCGGCGTGAACGTGAGTGTGGCCGTTGATGAGTTCTTGACGTACACGGCCTTCAGCGCGGTCATGGCGACCGTCCCGCGGTCGTCCGTCAGGCTCGAGGCATTGAGCGTCTCGCTCGCACCAGCCAGCGTCCTGGCGTCGCTCCACACCACCTGTGCCTGGTTGGCACCGGTGCCGTTCGATAGCCCCAGCGAGTACGTCGCCGGCGTGGCCCGCAGAGTCTGCGAGATGTCGCCGCTCGAGGTTTCGTGGGCCAGAATGGAGAGCAGAATCTGGGCGTCAAGTGCCATCGGTCAGGTTCCCATAACGTAGATTTCGTAAGACTGCCCCGCGGTGCCGCCGATCCGCAGGATGCTGCCGCCGGCCGTCGTCCCGAAGCCGCTGCTATTCGGGCAGGACAGGAGCAGCGTGCCGGCCTCGCGGATCGGGTAGCCACGCAGCGTCAGCGCCCCCAGGTTGATCATCGGGGAGAAGTTCCACGAGGTCGTGTCCTGGCGGAAGACGCTGAACTGGCTGCCCGTCCAGCCGGCCGACAGGGCGATCTGGTGCTGGCTCGACAGGTTGCGGACGTAGAGCAGCTTCACGGCGTCAACGCCGATGGTCGAGAAATCGACCTCGTCGAATCCAGAGGCTCCAAACGTCCGCTCGTCGCTCCAGACCTCGGTGCAGTCGCCCACGTCAACGGTGAACTGCACCGTGTGGTCTTCGATCGCGCTCGTCAGGCCGCTCTTGGTGAGCAGCCGGGCAGAGACGCCGGCCTGCACCTGGGCCTGGACGGTCATCGGTAGCCCCCCCAGCCGCTCGCCGCCATCAGCGTCTCGAACGTGTGTGGCACCGGGATCACCTGCGAGTAGGAGGCAAAAACCGGCTGGCGCATTTCGTACCAGTGGGCCACCAAAAGCAGGGCGGCCTGCTTCAGGATCATCGGCACGGCCGCGCCGCTGGCCCCGTAGCCGGCCTGCCACTGCACCGTGACGCTGTTCTCGTCGCCTCGAACCGCCGGCCAGACGCCGTCATAGAGCGGGTAGACGCGGCCGGGGGTGATGTTCGAGTCCACTTGGAAGTGGCCGCTGGCCGAGAGTAGTGTTTGGTTGTTCCCGCCCTCGTCGCGGTAGGTGATCGTCACGGCCGCTGGCGCCATCGGCGGGCGGGGCAGAATCAGTTCCCAGAGCGGAAACACGTCGTAGCGGGCCTGCCAGGTCTGCGTGATCATGGAGATGTCGAGCACCTCCTCCATGTACTGTCGCGCGCATGTGATCAGGCCGGTGATGTAGGCGTCGTCGTCAGAGATGTCAACGCGGCACTGCGTCTTTGCGTCTGCGAGCGTCACCGGCTCGGCGGCCGGCTGCACCGAGCGGACGAGGCTGCGATACGGCGTGATCGACGAGTCGGGGTGCTGCGGCGAGCCGTAGACGATCGTGACGCTCATTGGCCTTTCCTCTTCTTGACGGGCTGATTCACAACGGCTCGCTCAACGTCGGCGTCTGGGGCCACCGCCCGCTCGATGGCCTTCTCCTCGGCCGGCTCGACCATGCCGCGGGCGATCATCACGCGGGCCATGCCGTCGCCCCAGTCGAAGACCTGGCCGATGCGGTAGCCGTTGAACGCCTTGGTGACGCGAATCTTCACTTGATGAACCCCCAGGCGCCCTCGGGCGGCGTGCGGTCGCTGTTCCAGAATTCGGTGCAGTGCTGCTGAACCTTCCCGCCGGAAGCCTCGCGGCTGGGCCAGGTGATCATCAGTTCGGCGTGGCCGACGCTGATCTGGGTGGCGATGCCCAGCTTGTTGCCGGCGGCGTGAAACGCCTTCCACATATGGATGTCCTCGTCAATGTGGCCGCCGCGGTAGTCGCCGCGCTCGCTGGCCTCGGCGATGAACCACGGCTTCGGCGTCTTCCGCAGGGCTTCAGTGCGGATGAATGTGCAGCCGAAGTGGGCCGTCTCGACCAGTTGGACGGGCTTCTGGAACCAGTCATTCTCCACGGTCGTCTTGTCCTCCGGCTTGACGCCGGGGAGGGCGAACATGACCGTGTTTGCCTCCCGCTTGGTCTGGAGCGGGGCGATGGCATCGACGCCGCTGAACATCATCAGCGTCAGGAGGGCTTCGACAGTCTTGGCAGTGAAGACCGTGTCGTAGTCGAACGTGAGGATCACGTCGTGCTTATCAAGCACGTCTTCCATGCAGTTCTGGAGGCACTGACCCCAGAATGCGCCGGTGTACTTGATCGGCGAGATGCGATGCGGCGCAAGAGCCTGGGCGACGCAGAAGAAGTTATCAGTGAAGCCGAGGCGGGGGCAGCTCATCAGAGCCGCCACCTTGACCTCGGCCTCACAGTCGCCGACGCGGACGAGCATTTGTGTCGCTCCTATTGGTTAGGAGCGGGCGCGCTTCCTTGCGCCTTTGCCGGCCGTCTTGGCCGTCCCGCTTGTTTCGGGACTAGCCACGCACCAAGGTCAAGACGTTCGCGTCGCTTGCCGAGGCGGGCGAGATTTCGGCACGAGCGAGCCGGCCGGTGATCGCCACGGTGGCCGAGGCACCAGGGGTGTACGACACCTTGAGGTATCGCTTACGAACCCGCGTGTCCACGTCAAACTTCACGACCGCGACGGTGCTCGTTCCGGCCACGCTGATGGCGGGGACTGTGAAACCGCCGGTGCCACCAGCAACCAGCGAAGTGACGTTGGCGTAGGACGAGTTGTCGTCCGACTCCTCAATCTTGAGCACGTTTGAGAACGTGGTCGAGGCGTTGCTGGAACGCAGCACCATCAGCGAGCAGTAGTCGTATCCGATCGTATCGATGGTCAGCGTGGCCGTAGCCGTCGATCCGACGGCGGCGGTCGGAAGCTCGGCGACAACGCGATGGTTCTGTGTGTGAATCATGTTGATTCGTGCTCCTGTTTAGTGATGATTAGGCCGTCTTGAGAGCGACAACGGGGCCGACCTCGGAGGTGCTGCCGAGCGAGTGGTGGTTCACATCGAACCGCATCGTGCCCTGGAGCAGAAGCTGGTCAGTCGTGGCGTACACCTGATCGAACAGCCGCACCGAGAAGTCACGGCGACGGGCGTAGATGCTGGAGAGGGCCATGTTGCCGAACAGCACCTTGATCTTGCCGCTGTCGGTGCCGAGGGTGCTGTTCATCACATGCACCATTCGCACCGGGTAGCCGAGGAAGGACTCGCCCGCAGCGCCGCCGACGTTCTCGACGGTGTTCCCGCCTGCCGCGTACTTGAGGCGGGCGATGCTCGAGGCATAGCCGGCAGGAGAGACGTACCAGGCCGCACCTTGGCGGGCATAGATCGGCAACTTGCCCATCACGTTCAGGAAGTCTTCGATGTCCAGCGTCTCGAAGCCGACGTTGCCAGCCAGAGCCGTCACGACCGAGGCCGTGTAGGCCGAGCCGCCGATCTTGTTGACGATGCCGTTGATCCCGCCGTAATCGGAAGTCCCGTCTCCGAGCCACCCACACTGGTCAATCTTGAGGGCCAGCGAGGTGCTGAACTCTTGAGCACAGGCGTCTGCCAGAGACACCACGCCAACGGTGTCATCGACCACCTCGCTGCTCATCCGGCAGCCCACGGCGAGCTTCTTCGCCACCAGGCTGACGTTGCCGTAGGTCGGCTCGCTCTCGGTCACGCTCGACCCCTCGCCGACGAAGTATGCCGTCGTTCCGGTGAGACGCTTGGGGATCACCATCGTGTCGCGGCTCATCGACACGTTCTCGGCCGCGCCGGGGAAGGTGCCGTAGGTTTCGACCAGCCGGATCACGCGGTTGGCGAACTCCTCCGGCACCAGAGCGCCGCCGGCGGTGTTCGTCCCTTCGTTCAGGGCGCGGGCCTCGACACCGTGCTCGCGGCACCAGCGAAGGTCGTTCTCGTTCCTGAACACGGTGGCCTTGATCCACCGGCCGCAGCGGTAGGCGCTCTCGACGGCGTCGGGGCCGTCGTTGAACGCGCGGAGGGTCGTGTGGTGCGGGTTGATGGCCCGAATCTCGACCTTCTTCGTCTCCTCGACGGCCGGGGCCGGGGCCGGGGCGGCCTTCTCGACCACCGCACGGAGTTCCTGCTCCTTGGCGGCGAGACGGCCCTCGAACTCGAGGTCGGCCTTGACCGTGTCGGCCTCGTCGGAGAGCTTGCGGAGTTCCGCGGTCTGCTCCTCCGAACGCTCGGCCACGTCGGCCAGTTCGGTCATCCGAGCGGCGACGGCCGCGGCACGATCCTGAAGTCGCTTGAGGTTCGATGGCATCTTGGCCTTGCTCCTGTTTGAGCCGGCCAAAACGCAAAAGCGCCGGCCGGCGGGTGTTTCCCGCTAGCGCGCCGCTGACGTGAATCCTCACGTCGCTCGTGCTGTCCCTCGCGATGTCCGTCGCGAGGCTTGTATCTACTTGTAGTGTAGGGGGGCGACTACTTGCCGTGCAAGGGAGTCGAGAGCAGCGCGGCCTTTAGCCTCGCCATCTTTCCAACGAAGTCGGTCGTGTCAGCGCTCACCTTGACGATGATGGCTGGCGCCTCTTCGATGTCGCGTTCCTCGTCAATCACCGGTAGGTCGCGAGCGCCGTCCATCTCCTTGACCTTGCGGGCCGACCAGTTCTTGGCCGCGGTTCCGCCCCAAAGAAGGTGCGCTACGAACCCCGGAGTCTCAGCGCCGGGCTTGTCCCAGCCCGGCCTCTGATCAGCGGCGTGCCTGGCAAACCAGGCATTCATCTCGCGAATCCAGTCCTCGTTCATCTCCTCGCGGCGCGCCAGGCGGTTGGCGCGAGCGACCGTCTCCGGCTTGAGGCCGTCGCCGCTCTTGCCGTCCTCGTGGAGTTTCAGGCCGCGGCGGGCCGCCGAGGCCATGCCGGCCGTCGGCTTCATGGAAACGGCCCGCTCGTCGCTGTCGATGAAAGCAGTCACCTCGCCGACGATGCCGCTGGCCGCCACCAACTCGCTCATGTTCTTGCCGACGAACTCGTCCGTTTCATGCCAATAGCCATCTTCATGCTTGTACTTCTTCACAAGCACTGCCGGGTCGTCGGGCGACGCCATGATCGGCTCCTGGCTGTACTCGCCCAACTGGCCCTCGGCCATGACGTGCTCGATGCGCCCAACGCCGTCATCCCACGCCACAAAGTCGCCTGGCGCGTACATCACGGCCGCCTCGCGAACCTCCGAAGCAACTTCAGCCACAACGATATCCGCTCGCTGCTCATCGTTCTGGGCCATCTCCAGGGCGCGTTTGCTGACGTAAGTCTCGGTGGCAAGGTAGGCCGGGGTATCGACGGGGCCGGCGTCGCCGAGGAACGAGAACTTCTTGATCCGGCGGATCATCCGGCCGTTGGCGTCGCGCTGCCATGCTTCGTCCGCGGGGCGGCTGCGGAACGCGAAGCTGCTGCCGCGAACATCGCCTCTTTCGATGAGTTCGACGACCGCGGCGGCCGATCGGGGAGGGTCGATCTCGTACCGCAGGCCGCGCTCGTCCACCATCAGCCGCATCGTGCCGCTGGAGGTTCGGCCGATCACCTGGGTGTGGTTGTACTTTCCGAACACGTCGGGGTTTGAGGCCATGACCTCGTCGAAGGCGCCGCGCTCCACGATCTCGTAGAACCCGCCGAGGTCTTGGCTCTCCGACTCAAAGACGGCCGCATAGCCGCGGATGACGGTGCGGCCGTTCTCGTCGGCCTTGACCTCAAGGCCGGGCTGCTCGGCGATCAGCCGTCGTTCAAGTTCGCACGTTCCGTCCATGCTTTCGTCGCCTCCTCGTAGGGCTTGCCAGACCGATGGCAGTCCAGCAGTCGATCCCGCGTGCTCTCCATCCACTCAGTCACGAATGTGTCGATGTCGCGGCCAGTCGCCTTGGCGGCGTCGCAGAGTTCCGTCTTCATCCGCTGCTCGTGGGCCTCGAGCCACGCCTGCAACTTGGCCGGCTTGTTGCGGCGCTCCAGAATGCCGTCGGCCTCGATCGCAGCGAGCCGCCGCAGGGTGGTGCGGAAGAGCGTCTCGGATGCGCCGCTGACGGCGGCGTCAGCGGGTGCCGGCCCGTGGTTGCCGTCAGTGGCTGCGGCGACAGGAGGCGTGTCGCCGGTCGGCGGCGGCGCTTGCTGGCCGTTCGGAGCACCAACGGTGAACGCATCCAGCAACTGCATATTCACCTGTAGGAATCTCTTATTGCCAAGACCGTCGGGCAGTGGGTTGTAGCCGATCTGCGCGCGAATCTCGTCAACCGAAAGCGCGCCCATGTTGAATGCCTCCCGCATGAACTGCGCGCGGGCCGCAAAGTCGCCGGCCATGAGCGCAGTCGTGTCGAACTCAACGAAATAGTCGCGGTCGTCTGTGATCAAGTCGCGACGAACGGCGAACTGCCAGCGGCGATTGTGCGGGTACAGTCCAAAAGTGACGAAGTCGATTGCGGCCTGCTCAACCGTGCTGTGCCGCACGTTCGTCAGTTCGCCAAGCATGTGCAGCGGAACGCGGTAGGCGCGGGCGATCTCCTCAACGCTGTAGCGCCTGGTGTCGATCAGCGCGCTGTGCTGATTGTTGACGGGATCGCTCTTTTTGTGGAAGCCGTGCGGCATGACCACCGTTTTGAATGCTCGGTCTGGGCCGCGGTGGGCGGAATCCCACTGCTCCTTGAACCGCTGGATCGCCTCGGGCTTGAAAGGCTGATCCGTCTCGATGTAGGTGCCGCTCTGCGCGCCGTTGCCGAAGAACGACGAAGAATAAAGTTCTGTCGCCCGCGCCAGCGCAATCGCATCATGCGCCAGGGTTGTTGGAACGTATCCTGTGACTGCGTCTGAACTGAGCCAACGCAGGTGAAAAATCTGATCCTGGCGGTAGATCGTAGGCGTCGGGGCGCCGTCTTCTCGGTATTGGTACTGGAGCCGTCCATTCTCAAGCCGCTTGACTTGCATGCGCGAGGCGTGCAGTGGGATGAGTTGATCGACGCTGCCGCGGCGGCCCGGCTTGATCAGCGAGAAGCCGTTGCCCCAGAGCAGCATTTGGCTCTGCATCCACTCACGCCACTCGAACGATGTCATCCAGTCGTTCGGCTGGTATGCCAGCACCTCTTGGAGCGGGTGATCCTCGGCGATTTCCTTGCCGCCGCCGGGGATGCGGCGGTAGAGGTTGAACGGCATCGCGGCGATGCTCTCGGACAACACCCTGACGCACGCGAGAACGGCCGAGCAGCGGAGGCTCGACTCCGGCGAGATGTAGACGCCGGCGGCCCCCTTGCGGCTCTCGACGATCTCCTCAAAGACTCGCGAGAGGCTGGTTCGCATCTCGTACAGGTCGCCGGCGTCCGCGTATTGCGTTTCAGACACTAAAACACCACCAGTTGCGGGTCTTCGTCGATTCCTTTGACCTCGGCACTCGCGAGGCCCAATGCCATGATCAAGGCTACTGCCGAGTCGATCCTGCTTGTCGAGTTCGAGTTGCTCTTCGTGGGCTTGATGTTCCCCGCGTCGTCCTGCCGCACCTGAAGGTTGCTCATGTGCAGCAGGAGCGGAGGGTTGCCGCCGTGCCGCAACTTCTGGCTGATTGCGAGGGTCTGCAAAAACTTGGTGGCCGGAGACATTGAGGCGTACCCCTGTCCATACGGCTTCACATCGACGCCCTCGTTCACCAACTGGGTCGTAATGTGCGTCGCATTCCAGCGGTCAATTGCGACGCCGCGGACGACGTTCTCCTCGCAAAAAGAGAGAACGTAGTCGCGAACAACGTCGTAATCCGTAATGTCTCCTTCAGTTATTGTACAAAACCCATCCTTGGCCCATTGGCGATAGGGGGCTTCGGTGCGGTCGATGTTCTTCTCTGGGATGAAGAGGTGCGTCGTCGCGTCGTAAGTGCCGTCGGGGCTGCCGTGCTCGTCCAGGCCAGGCCAGACCGCGGCGAACGCCGTCGTGTCCTGCGTGCTCGAGAGGTCGATGCCGCAGTAGCAGGGGCGATCCGCTGGTGGCCGCAGCGGCTGGCCGCACGCCTCGAACTGCCCCGTCCTGAAGAACTTGTTGGCCCCGTTGGAGCACCACTGGTTCAGGTAGAGGGTGCGGAACTTCAGTTCCTGGGCGACGGACTCGCGGGCCAGGGCGGCCTCACGCTCCATGAACTCCTTGCGGACGGTGATCAGGTAGTTCGGATTCGCCTTGGCCCAGGTGGTTTCCGCGAAGATGTCATCCTCTGAATCGGCCGCGAAGATGCAGGGCAGGAAGGTGGGGTCGTCGATCAGGCCGTCGCGCACCTTGATGGCCCGCTGCCACTCCTCGTAGCAAGGCCCGACGCGATCCATGCCGGCCGTGGTTACATAGATGACGAGCGGCTCGGCTCGCATGCCCATGCCGCTCTCGAGCACGTCGATCAAATCCCGGTTGGGCTGGACGTGAAATTCGTCCACGATGACCACGCTGGGGTTGAAGCCGTGTTTGCCCTTGTGCTCGCTAGAAAGGAACTGGATCGTGCTCTTCTTGTGCGGTATTACTATCGAGTTCTTGTATATCTTGCACCGCTTGAGCAGGCCGGGGCAGGACTCGATGAAACGCGAGCACGCCGTGAACAGGAGGCTGGCCTGCTTGCGGTCGCCGGCGGCGATGAGAATCTGGCCGCCCTCGTCGCCAAAGAACCCCTCGTAGGCGCCGACCAGGGCGCAGGTGGCCGTTTTCCCGGCCTTCCGCGGCACGGCGAGCAGGCTCCGCTGATACTGCCGGCGGCCGTCTGGCCGGAGGGTGTTGAAGAGGCGGTCGAGGTACTCGTCCTGCCAGGGCTGTAGCTCGAACGGCTTACCAGCAAACTCGCCCTCGCTGTGTTTTAGTAGCGCGGCGAACTGGCGGATATCAACCTGACGTGCCATCGAAGAGGGCATCCACGGGGTCGGCGACCACCTTGACCGCGCCGTACCCAAGTCGGGTGCGATCGGCGGGGGTCAGGCCCAGCACCGTCTCGAGGTGCCGGAGTTGCTCGCCCGTGTCCTTGGCCTGGGCGGCCATCGCGGTCGGCCGCGAGAATCGCAGCGTCCCATCTGGCCCCAGAATCTCCTTGTAGAGACAATTGACCTGCTGAAGCTGCTGGACGGAATACTCCCAGGCAACGTAGGTCGTGCAGTAGCGCGTGATGACGTGCTCGTCGGTTTCGGCGAGCGTACCCATCCGCTCGAGCCAGCCAACGACCCGCACAAACACCTCTTTCGCCCGTGTTTTCAGCCACTCCGGCGGCTGCATGGCCTCGGCAGGCTTCGTCCCCAGTTCCTCGCGGTTGTTGGCGTGCTTGGAGCCAACGAGTTGGAGGACGTGCTTCGGCTTTGGAGGTCGGCCCTTCATGCCCGCCATCCTACTGCGCGCCAGAACCAGGCCGCAAAGGAGTCGCGGGGGCGAAA